ATTGGTGGGGCTACACCCCCCTACACTATGAGTACCCCCCCGGTACTTAGCTCTGTCATGTATGACCCTACCCCACCTTACACTGTACACGTTGCTCCGCAACCTATGGACATGTTGTCCATATCACTCAACCTTGGAGCTATACAATGACTACTACTGCATCTGTACGTATGACTGCTGGAACTTTACTCGGTACAGTAAATGAAGCAGCAACTACTGTAGCTGATACCTTTGGTACTGCTACTAAAGCTGTAGGTATGCTTAACCGTTATGTCACTAAGATGTCTGACAAACAGATTATCCGTGACAAATTAGAAATGCATGAATTCACCAGTAAGCTGGTAGAAGAAACAGCTATGCAAGAAGCTGTAAGACAGAAAACTATCCTGGAATTCTGCAAAGATGAGCAGAATGGTGAACTCTATGCTTCTGCATATGACCGTTTAACCAAAATCCTGTCTAAAGACTAAATCAACATTGGCACTCTTCGGGGTGCCAAACCCTTTGAATCAGATAGTTCAACTATTTATTCAAAAAGTAGGAAACTGCTTTCAACTTTAGGGATAGACAAAATGACTAAACAAGAGCTACTGGAACAGTTCGAAGAAACTGTTAGACAGCAAGAACAGTATAATTCTGACATTCATCATTACGGTGAATCAGATATCGATATCACATCTGATACTTTAGATGTGCGGTATGAAAGGCTCAAACAAGAGTTACTAACTGTGTTAGGAGAGAACAATGCCTAAGTATGTGTGCATCAAATCAAAACTTGAAGTTGTACCTGAAGGTACGTTAATCATAGCAACACCTGCTGGTGCTGGCCGTATTTTAGTAATACAGGACAGTGATTTAACAGTAGGTGAGTACGCTGATATGCCTTACTTCCAACGTGGGCAGGAACTACCACTTACTGGTAGCTTATGGCACTGGGAAGAGGTAAAAACTGCTTAAAACCAAGACGCTCCGCGTCTTATGGAACCATTAACAGGAGCATTCTATGAAACCGTTTAAAGATGTAGCCGATGGAGAAGTTTACTTCGTTAGAGGTGGCTTTGAGTTAATTCGTGTAAATGAAAGTAACGAGTATAACTCTGTAATGGTAGAGGACACATCAATTGGGATTAAACAACCCGATGAAGAACCTACCTTCGGTTCTATTGCTGAACTAAAGGCTGCTTATCCTGAAGACAGCGAAGCAGTAGAACTCTTTTAAAATCAGGGCTGCTCCGCAGCCTTTGGATGATGTTATGCATCCAATCCTGTATGAAATCTTAACCTTTTGTTTGGGTGTTCTCACCGACAGAGGCACTCAGCATAAACCTAATCAATTATCTGGAGAGTACAAAATGGCTATCGAATCCTTTGCAAAAACCTTTGGTAACAAATCTAACGCAGCTACTGCACCGGCTGACTCTAAGCCTAAAGCTCAGTATTGGCTGAACATTGGCTATGTTGCTAATGAAGGCACCGAAGATGAGAAATTCATCTCTCTGCCTACTGGTATCCCTCTGGATACCCAGGAGCATCTGCCGACTAACAGCAGCAATGCTGACTTCCGTGCACTTCGTTGTGCTCAGAACGACCTGCTGGACCAGCTCATGGACTTTGCTAAAGACCTGGAACCAGGTGCTGAAGGTATCATTCAGTTGCAAGTTCAACTTCGTCGTGTGAAAGCACCGGAAGCAGACATCCCTGCTGAAGAGAATAAGTATGCACGCACTCTGTCTTTTGTAAGCAAGTAACTGTGCATTGGGACTCCCTTATGGGAGTCCTTTTATTTTTAACCGACGATAAACTAAGTTTAACTTTTAAGTCCTTTTCGACGAAGAGGGGATAAAAGCTAACCTTAATTTCGAGCAGCTAACTTAGAAGAAGGAGTAAGCAAGATGCGTACATTATGTAACCGATTTAACCCTCAGAAACTCATCACCATGACTAGTTTATATGGTAGTGGTATGGGCTTTGCCAAACGCTGGCAAGTATCTGTATCAGATGACCGTGGTCGTTGTTATGACCATTATTTTGTAGCTAAACCTACTCGCAAACAGATTCGTAAACTGCACAACATTGGAGCCAAGAAATGAATAACATGACAATTATTCTCAACTTCCTTAAGGAGTATAAAGTCTGGGTAGAAGCTGGTGTTCCTGACAACGGATGCTTTGATGTAGCACACGGCCTGTGTCGTAACTTAGGTAACTATGCCTTGCGTAGCAATCCCTCTATTACAGGAATTCGTTTAATATCACTAGGTGACAGTCTGTGTCACCTCTTTGAAGCGGACAACCTAAGTATGATACTGCCCTTTAACATGCCAATGCATGGACAGCCTCGTTATATGCATGAGGTTCACCACGAGAACCCGTGGCGTATGAAATGGGTTGCTGACACCATTATTAAACTTGAAGGTAAATTATAATGAATCCTAATGCTGTTCCACTGGGAACCAAGGTAGTACTTGTAGTATTAGCTGTAGCAGCAATCATTGGTGTATTTGCTGTCACTGGTCCCATTGGTGGACTACTGTTCTTTGCTTTCCTGACTTACTCAGTGCTGAACAAAGCACCGCGTAAGGATATTAACTCACGTGGTGACCAGGGGGACTTCTAATGGGACCATTGGAATCACAGATGTATATCTGGACATTTACATGGCTAGTGCTTGTAGTGATGATAGCAGTAGCCTTCTTCAATACAGAGGATTGACCATGAAAATAGAATTTAAAGCAGGCGACATTATTGAACCAGTAGAAAGTGTAGGTATTTCTCCTTCCTGGCGAGGTATGGAGATAATGCAATATGAACCATTCACTCGAAATGCTACTGTACGCACTAAAGACGGTTATGTCATTCATGACTTTAACCTTGACCCAGACTTTGGAGTAGAGTTCCGTGTCGTACAGTCTTAAATGGTGGGTTATATCCTACTGGCAATCAATGCAGTTATACAGCACTGGCCTTAACTTCGAACAGAAGTATCGATTCATTCAGTATGTGGTCAAATTTGGAGCTAACAATGCGTAAATCATTAATCATGGGAACCAAAGAAGATGTGCTCAAGTCTACTAGACTCCGTAACAAAAATGAACAGAGTAACCGCTATACTAAACAAGCTAATACTATGGCAGTGCACAATACTAGTAATACTGTGTCACCTAATAGTAATAGTAAGCGAACTATTGTGACCTTCAACCATCCGTGCATTAGCTAATATAAGAGAGTCCTTCGGGACTCTTTTTATTTTGTTTTTCAGATAGAGATATTCAGGAGATAGTTATGAAAGATTCAGATATCGAGAAGTTAGAGGAACTGTGCCGTACTTATGGTGCTTATGCTATTACAGTAGCATTAGCTGAATACTCCAGAAAGACTTGTGCAGAGTTTCTGGAAGTTGGTAACCATGAGGCTGTTATCCATAAAGACTATATCATTATAAGAGAAGCTGTAGTACTTATGAAAGGTTGGCATGTACCAAGGAAGTTAATGGGATGAATGAGCTTATTCAAATTGAACCAACGAGGTCTGCTATATCTGACCGTAATGTCCGTATTCACTATCCTATGCCATTGCATAATCCCTTTAAATCCAATGAGAGGGTTACAGTAGCCGAAGCCTTATTAGCTTATGAGGCTTGGTTACGTAACCGTCTGATTTCAGGGGATAAACTGATAGTTGCCGAAATGACTCGTATTATCGAGTTATTGCAAGATGGTACAGGTACTCCAGTAGGTTTAATTGGAACTACTGGTGAAGTGGATGTAATCCGTAAGATTATTAGTGAGGTGCTCGGTCAATGAAACTAATAATAGCTGGTGGTAGAGACTTTGTTAATACCCAGGTAATGATTACAGCATTAATGGATTTAGTGGAAAAGGGAAAGATTGACTCTAATCCCGAATTAGTATGTGGTATGGCTCGTGGTGCAGATATGCTTGCATACAGCCTATGGGCTAACCACAATATGAAAATCCATACATTCCCAGCAGATTGGAAAACTCACCCAAGAAGTGCTGGCTATATTCGTAATGCAGAAATGGGTAATTTTGCAGATGTACTTGTTGCTTTCTGGGATGGTAAATCCAGGGGAACCAAGCACATGATTGAATATATGCAGAAACTTGGGAAACCTGTACATATAATCGGGTATTAATATGAAGATTATTACGTTCCCTACTCATAGAGTTATTTACTATATGGAACAAGAAATCGAAGTTCCATTATGGGTAAGGTATGTAGCTGCATATCCAGGTAACTATGGCAAGCTAGTATCTTTAATAGGATTTGCCAGTAAGCCTCGTGTAACTAAGAATGGAATATGGTTCATACCTAAAACATTCAAAGACCGCCAACAGGAGGAAATAGGAGTTATCAGACACTCTGATATTAACAAAACCAACTTCCATAAAACATTACAAGGTCCATTCAAATGAAACAAATAGCTATTATCCATGACATAGGATATGCAGATATTGACAAAATGATGAAATCCATCGATTACGTAAGCAATTACAGTAATACATTTGATGGAGACTTCTTACTGCATATTCACAAAGACTCAGCATTGCTGCCTATTATTGAAGACTCGGGACTTCCTTATAAAGCAGTGGATGAGTTCATTGAAGAACCAGATGTGATGATTGCATTCTCTACCTGGGATGAGGGCACATTCGCTAAGTCTTCTTTAATGAAACAGTGGATGGCTCGTAAACCAGTGTATGCATTTCAATTAGCGAGGCCATGATGAAGACTATTAAACTAGGCGATAACACCAATGCTTTATATGGTGTAGCAGCTAGACCCATCATTATTGTTAATAAGCATCATGGTAAAACAGGTGAATACATTGGGCGTGGTTCCCCTTTAGGTAATCCATTTGTAATTGGAGTACATGGAACCAGAAAGGAAGTTATTGAAAAGTACGAAGTATGGCTCAATGAACAGATAGCTAACAACAATCCTGTTGTATTAGCTGAACTCAATCGCCTTGGTAATAAGGCCATTGACGAGAAAGGTCTGGCCCTACAGTGTTTCTGTTATCCAAAGTCGTGTCATGGCGAGGTAATTAAAGAGAAGCTAATACAGGCTATGTATACCTATTTTGTGGAGAACCCCAATGGCTAATAAAGTATGTACCTGTGGTAAAGGCTATGCATCCATTTGGGACAACAAATGTAGTAATTGCCGAACCAGTAAAGAACAGAAGGCTCATCAGTATGCATTAGACCAAGTACGGGAGGTCAATCCTGAAACTATGGAAGATGCCTTTAAATTCTATAAAGAATCGAAGAGGATTTATAAATGAAAGAGATATTCGTATTTGGTTCCAACCTTGCTGGTAATCATCACGGTGGTGCAGCTAGAACTGCATATAAGAAGCATGGTGCTCGTTGGGGTATGGGCGTAGGTCACTATGGTAATAGCTATGCTATCCCTACCCTAGACCAGAACAAAGGAGCTATGGCCCTAGAGGACATCAGAACCTTTGTAGAGGGCTTCATTATCTATGCTGCCTCACATCCAGAGTGGGACTTTAAAGTCACCAGAGTGGGCTGTGGGATTGCTGGTATAGATGATGCTGTTATGGCATTTATGTTCAAACATGCAACTGGTAATTGTTCATTCGACCTGGCATGGCAAAGCTACCTGGGTGATGAGCATACCTACTGGGGGACATTCTAATGACCTATGAAGAGTTGTATGGTGCTCACGTGGTTCACAAAAGTAAGGTATTTGCTGAACTTTATTCGGCATTACAGAACATGATTAAGGCTCGAACCAAGGCAGGCTATGTTAATGGTGTTACTTACATAGTAGTGCCTGAACAATTTACTAATGTGCTTTGGATGAGAGAAACGCCCTGCATCAAAGTAAAAGTATGGCCCTCTAAGGGACGCTACGTAGGCACACAGTACATCCGTGACAGGCTGTATATCAGTTTTGAAACTAAACGTTAAGTAAAGCAGCTCCGCTGCTTGTGGGGGATTACATGCATAGTGAAGCTGTATCCATACAAGACATAATTCGGAAAAAGCATAACCTTAAATGGGAGGGTTACACATTTATAAAGAAAGTAGTAAGACTGGCTTATGACAGTCCAGACTTTATTTATGTGGAAGAAGTGGAAAGTAGGCCAACAATTTTAAAATTCTTTAATAAAGGTAAGCATTTAAGAATAGGTATTCACTACAACAGTAGTACTAATCGTTACAAAGTAACCTGCTTTATTATCTAAACTAATTGAGGAATAAGCGATGACTTCCAAGTTAGAACATCAGATGCAACTCGAACTATTATTCAGCAAGAACCAACTCATGCCTCGTATGAGGAAAGAGTTTGAAGAATCAGAAGATATCGACTTTGTTGGTTTCTTCAAAAGCATTGATATCGACCCTAAGTTTGGTATCGATGCAATGGTACAAATGGCTCTGCACAAACGAGCCGACCTACCTACCTTAGTAGGAAGCCTGTGGCATCACTATGACAATGCACAGGATGTAGCAGACGCCTTATTTAAAATGGCGTCAGAAGACTGCTTCGACTATGACCCTAAGATTGACAAGTTCATTGTCCGTTACGGCATCAGTCAAGATGTGCAACTAGAACTGGAAGCATTCCAGTATCCTCTACCAATGGTAGTTCAGCCTAAAGCTGTTACCTGCAACAGAGACACAGGTTACTTAGCAGGTAAGGGCAGTATTATACTTAAGAAGAACCATACGGAAGATGATGTGTGCTTAGACCATATCAACCGTATGAATGCTATCAAGCTATCCATTAACTGGGACGTAGCCAAAATGGTTAAGAATAGCTGGAAGAACCTGGATAAATGCAAAGAAGGCGAGACTCGTGAAGAGTACCAGAAACGAGTAAGAGCCTTTGAGAAGTATGACCGGACAGCCCACGAAGTAATGGGACTGTTGACCCAAGAGGGAAATGAATTCCATCTGACGCACAAGTATGACAAACGTGGTCGTACTTACTCACAGGGCTATCACATTAACTATCAAGGTACTAGCTGGAACAAAGCTGTACTTGAGTTCACAGATAAGGAGTATGTAAATGATTAACAAACAGAAGATGTTCTACCCGCTGGTAGCTAAAGAAGGTGGTATGGGCCTACTCACTGTAGGTGAAGACGGTACCTTACTCTATTCAGCTATTGATGCTAAGACAGGTAACCCCGTAACTGTGGTGCTGTACTTCAATGAACAAACCAGCACTACTCTGCTGAACACCATTGAGGAACTGGCTACTATCCAGAAGAAGTATGCAGAGTCTCGTGTAGACAGCGAACCAGCTGAAGAATCATTCCATGAGATGCTGGAAGCATTTAAGCCTAACGGCAAACCTAACTAATCAGGTCAATCATATGAATAATAAGTATGAGTTATGGGGTAATAATAAAGACTTAGGTTGGTGTGTTTATCGTAGAGGAAACGATTTGGAAAATCTGCGTAAGCAAGCCAAGGTTATTAAGGCTAATGAGGATATTGAGTTAAAGATATTTGCAGTAGAACGCTTTGAACAACCATTGTAAGTAACCTAATGCGAGCCAATAGGCTCAAGACGCAAGGAGAAACAAAATGCAGACTTTTACTGGCCGTGAATACCTGAAAATTGATATCGCTAACAACTATGGTCTGGACAAGAAAGACTGGGATGAGCGTATTGCATGGTTCGACCGTAATGAGCACAACTTAGGTGCTCTGATTAAAGAAGCAGATGAACCAGCACTGTTCTATGCAGGGGTTAACGCATGGAAAGCTGTAAAAGCTGGTGAACCTATTGGCTATCCTATTGCACTGGATGCTACGTCATCTGGCTTGCAGATTCTGGCATGTCTGACAGGTGACCGTCAGGCTGCTGAACTGTGCAACGTAGTGAATTACTACGAAGATGGTAAGCCTAAGCGTCGTGACGGCTATACAGTAATATACAAGGCTATGCTGGAAGTACTGGGTGAGTCCGGACGTATTAAACGTGACGACTGTAAGCAGGCAATCATGACTGCTCTGTATGGCTCAGAAGCAATGCCTAAACAGGTATTTGGTGAGGGTATCTTGCTAAAAGTGTTTGAGAACACTATGAGTGAGAAGGCACCAGCAGTATGGGAACTCAACAAGTTCTGGCTGCAATGTGGCAACCCTGAAGCTACTGAATATCACTGGGTATTACCAGACGGCTTCAACGTGCATATCAAAGTAATGGTACCAGAAGTGCAGACTGTACATTTCCTGAATAAACCGTATGACGTTGTTCGTATGGTTCAGGGAGTGGAAGAGAAAACACGTATGCTGTCTGCTAATACCACTCACAGCCTGGATGGAATGGTAGTACGTGAACTGATTCGCCGTTGTAACTATGACCCAGAGCTGGTGAAGTACGTTAAACAGCTGTGCTACGGAGTAAATGTAGACCAGGTAACTATAGAGGGTAACGCTGAAATGGTAGTGCAACTATGGACTTACTATAAGGACACTGGCTACCTATCAGCACGTATCTTTGACTACCTGGATGCAGGTACCATTCACTTAGTAGACCGTACTGTCATCATGGAGCTGATTGAATCACTACCAGCTAAACCGTTTAAGGTTCTATCAGTACATGACTGCTTCCGTTGCTTACCTCAGTACGGTAATGACCTGCGTCGCCAGTACAACATTCAGTTAGCTACTATTGCTAAGTCTGACCTGCTGTCATTCATCATGTCTCAGGTACTGGGGGAAAAGGTTACCATTGGTAAACTTGACCCAGACCTGTGGAAAGACATTGTAGATACCGAGTACGCACTGTCCTAATAGACCTTAAACCTAGCCACTCCTTCGGGAGTGGCTTATTTTTTTGTTTGAATTCATAATAGCTAGGCAATATTGCCTAAGAGGATAGATACATGCCAACTTTATACGCTAGTTTAAAACAAGAAACCGGTGAAGTAGATGTTAAGTTTACCAATGCAGTAGGAGAAGGATTCGTTGCAATTGGTTCCTTTGTTCACCCAGATGCAACCTACCCTGATAGCTATGTTATTTACCATGGGGTACGTGACCTGCTTTATAAACGCAAAGCCTCTGACCCAAGTCAGGTAGGATTCTGGCCGGATAACATCACGGATATGCAGAGCATTACTATTAAAGCAGAGGAACCGGTAGCAGTTACAGGCGTAACTCTTAATAAGAGCACCAGCACCGGCCAAGTTGGTGGAAACGAAACGTTGGTTGCTACTGTAGCACCAACTGACGCTACTGATAAATCAGTAGTGTGGAGCACCTCAGATGCTACTAAAGCCACAGTAGACCAAACCGGTAAAGTAGTACTGACCGGGGTAGGTACTGTAACCATCACTGCAACCACTAAAGATGGTGGCTATGCATCCAGCTGTGAGTACACAGTGACTGAAGCTGCATAAGTTAGTTTTATGGTTTTCTTGGGGTTATTAACCTCGCCATAAACAATCCTTATCTTTTGCCCACCCTTGCGGTGGGCATTTTTTTGGTTATTATGTAATTCTTTATATGGCCATCCACCCATAACTAAGTAGGCATCTATGCGTAAGATTGCTTTAATCGGGTGTGGTGCAGTAATTGGCCTGTTGGCTCTGACTGCCCACTATGTAGTAGAACGTCTGTTCGGTTTCAACTTGCCAGACTTCACGGTATACATCACTGCTGCTATTGCAGCCCCAGTATTCGGGATAGTGCAATTCGACCACAAGACGTTTAGCCGAGCCTTCGCTGAAAAATCTAAGCTGGTCATTGACCGCCTAGGTTTCCGAACGTGTGGGGTCGGTTGCTTAAGCCGACCAGCATACATGTAAACAAACACTGCATTTGCAAGTAAAAAACCCCGCCATTGTGCGGGGTTTTTGTTTTTTTGGTTTTCATTCTTTGGAGCAAAAATGTTGAAACTTACTAATTCTCAAACTGTTTTTCTTAAAATGGTTAAGTCAGGTACTGCACCACGTGCACTGTCTAACAAAACAGCCCGTACTCTCAACAAGATGGGTTTGATTAAACCCAACGCTATGTACGGCTGGATTCTTACCACTGCTGGCTTGCAAGCAATCGGGGAATTAAGCAATGCAGGAGAAAAACAGGCGTAAGACCCTGATAGATAGAATTCAGTCAAGAGTTAAGCTGCAAGACTTAGGGCACACCATCAATGGTCAGCCCAGCCTGTGCCATATCTGGACTGGTTCTCATTCAGGTAATGGCCGTGGTGGTCAGTATGGTCGTATCTCAGTTAATGGGGTTACAGCTGCTACCCACATTGTAGTGTTTACCCACTATCACGGGTATATACCGTGCAGAATGCAGGTAGACCACCTGTGTAATAACCGACTGTGCTGTAACCCAGAACATCTGGAATTGGTAACCCACCAAGAGAACCAGAAGAGAAGGGCTGCACGCAAGAAAGGAACCAAGAAATGAAAGAAGATTACTTTTTTATTTTCGTGGCTGGTGTAGCCATTGGCGTGCTCATTATGGGCTTACTCATGACCCATATTGGTCCCAACTCCAAAGCTAAAGTTGATGCTCGTAAAGCTGAATGTGAGCTTAACATTCCACGTAACCAAAACTGCGTAATGCGGTTTGTACCAGAAAAGGTAAAACAATGAAATTATTCTTAGTGCTGTTTTCAATGTTCATCATTTCCCTCGCTGGTTTGTTTTGGGTTTTTAGCGAACCTCAGAACATCATGCAGCAAATCTATTTTGCTGTTAAATGCTCAACTACCATGATTTGGATGTATACCATCCATTCCATCTGGATTCGTTATACGAACAGTAAAGGTAAATAAATGAAAAAGTTATTTATTGCATCAGCAATCTTACTTGGTTCATTGGTTGGCTTTGTAGAGGCTAAACCAGTGATTTGTACCATGAACACCGAAGGACTCACGAACAATTATGTCGATGAGCCAGTAACCATTGTTGACAATGGTAGTAACTGGGAAGCTTACTTCTCAGATGGTGAACACATGGTGACTACACCCAAACCAATGCTACCTGGCAAGAAAGATACCACTAACCTGTATTCCCGTACTGAGTCTGAGTTATTCAGCAAAGGTCGGGGTAAATTCAAAGGTTATTACGGTATTCGTTTCTTTGGGGACGATAAAAAAGTAGTAACTATCAAGTGCCCAACAGAAGTCATCTAAACAAGCAGAAACAGGAGAAGCAATTATGAGTCACGCAGATAAACGTACTCCAGTAACAGATGCCATGGAAACCCTCGGTATGATTCACTTCAAGCCAGAAAAGCGAGATGCTATTCACCTGGCAGTAGAACCAGTAGTAGCCGCTTCTGATTTATTCATCGGTGAACGCATTGGTATCGTAAACGGTAAGGCTTATCGTACTGGAACCAAGATGTATACCAATGGGGTGGAATCCTATGTACCGTATCACGGTATCGTTGACCCATTCCTGCCTAAACCAGTCCGTGAAGGTGAATCCTTCTGGTTCGTCATGGCTCCTCGTATGGTTCAGTCCCTGCGTCATGTGTGGGAACACCCAGACTTCCCGGCAGGTGAATAATGGAACGTTACACACCAGATAGTACCCATGATGCCTTAGTCATCATGGGCAACCCAAGAGCACTCGCATACCAGTGGATTGTTGAGTACGCCAAATATATTTCCCCAGAAAAAGAGGAAGATGACTCTGACTACTATGACCTCAGTGCTGTAGATGCAGAGGAACTCATCGAAGCTGCTCTTAGCCACCAAGATGGTGGTTGGGGCGAATATATCTGCCGTGGGGGAGTGTATGAAGGATTTCAGCTTGACTCCACTTTCTGGGATAAATTCGCCATTATCATGGGTATTGAACGTGAATCTGTAGAAGAACGTAGTTTCTTCACCTGTTCCTGTTAAGGGGTTTTAGATGTCTATTGAATCATTAGCCCGTTCCACACCACGTCAGACACGTCGTATTGTAGAACGTTGTATTCGCTCTGGAGTTGTACCGTACATCACCAGTTCACCTGGTATGGGCAAATCCTCTATCGTTAAGCAAATTGCCGAGGACTATGGTCTTATCCTTATTGACCACCGTCTGTCTACATCTGCACCAGAAGACTTATCTGGTCTTCCCCGTTTCCGTGAAGATGGTCGAGCAGAGTTTGCACCATTTGCAGATTTGTTCCCGTTAGAAGAGGACGAAGTACCCGAAGGCTATAACGGCTGGTTGCTGCTGCTGGACGAGTTCCCTTCAGCAAGTAAATCAGTACAGGCTGCTGCCTATAAACTGGTACTAGACCGCATGACTGGTCAGAAGAAGCTGCACCCTAACGTAGCTATCGTATGTGCAGGTAACTTACAGTCTGACCGTGCCATTGTTAACCCTATCGGCACAGCTCTACAATCTCGTATGGTTCACATTGAGATGATGGTTGACTTCGATGAGTGGCTGGAAGACGTAGCAATCCCTGAGAAATGGGATGACCGTCTGATTGCTTACTTGTCAGCAAATCGCAGCCATTTGATGGACTTCGACCCGAACCACGAGAACAAAACGTTCTGCTGTCCTCGTACCTGGGGCTTCGTTAACTCTCTGCTGAAGACTGGTTATAAAGGGCCAATCCCGGCAGAAGATACACCAATGTATGGTGGAGCTATTACTACAGGTGTAGCAACGTCATTTGTTCAGTTCACTGCTGTTTATAAAGAGATGGTGTCTCTTAAAGAAATTCTCCATGACCCAATGGAAGCAAAACTGCCTACTAAGCCAGACCTTTGCTGGGCTACTATTACCAGTCTGTGTACTCAGATTGATAAGGGTAACTACGTAGAAATCTTTAAGTATATCAGTCGCTTTAAAGAGATTACTTTCAAGATTCTCTTCTACCGTACTGTTATCAAGACGTTGCCTGAGATTGATGATACTCAGGAATATCGTGATGCAGCCATTCAGTTAGGCAAATATATTCATAGCTAAGAGGTGACCCATGTCGCAAGACCTTCAAAGGGAGTACGACAAAACTCAGGTTAACGCCTTCATTGGTAGTACTGCTGCTTTCTTTGGGGCTATCCTCTGCACTCTGAAAATGCGTTGGGATAGCAATATCCCAACTGCTGCTACTGATGGAGAAACCTTATTCTGGAATCCGGATTGGTTCCTTCAACTGCCGGTTAACACCAGAAAAACTGTGCTTATGCATGAACTATGGCACGTAGCATTGCTTCACGGGCCTCGTCTGGGTAGTCGTGACCCTGAAATATGGAACCAGGCATGTGATATCTACATCAATAACATGCTCTCTGGGCCGGAATATAAACGAGATAAATACTCGTTTGACGGTACCAATCCCTGGATTGACCCAGACTATGATGGGTGGGTTGAAGAAGATATTTACGACGACCTGGTTAAGAACCCACAAAAGCAACCTAAAGGCAGTGGTGGTGGTGCATTTGGACCAGGTAACTGCGGTGATATGCTTAAGCCCGCTTCGGCTGCTGTCAACGCAAATGTTGTCAACAACGTAGTTCGTGCAATGCACCAACAGAAGTTGTCAGGTGGAGCTGAACCAGGAAAGATGCCTGGTCGTACTGAAGAGGTTATTACCCAATTCCTCAAACCAGTGGTTAAGTGGGAAGCTTTATTAGAACGCTTCTTCACTGAATTACTGGACGAGGATTATACCTGGGCAAGACCTAACAGACGCTACCAGGATATCTACCTCCCATCCCGTTTTACTGATGATGGGCGTTTAGAACACTTGGCCTATTTCCAGGATGTATCCGGTTCAATTCAAACCAAGGACTCTTTACGTTTTAACTCAGAACTTGCGTATGTATGGCGTAAGTATGCCCCTGAGAAAATGTCAATTATCCAGTTTGATACCGTCATTCAACAGACTGACGAGCTTAAAGAAGGTGACACATTCACTGAAATTAAGATTGTTGGTCGGGGTGGTACTGACCTAAGAGAAGTACGCGAGTGGATTATTAAGCATAAACCCACGGCTGCTATTATATTCTCTGACCTGGAAGTAGCACCTATGGAAGAGCTACCATTCGATATTCCCATTATTTGGGTATGTATCCGTAATCCGAGGGCTACTGTCCCGTTTGGTAAGCTGATTCATATCAACAACTGAGGAATTTATGGTACGTAATTCAGGTAAGCTGCTATTTACTGAAATTGGAAAACCAATTGCAGATATGCACGCAGGTAAAAATGTGAACCCTGGTTCTGATACAACCTTTGGTTTAGGTGAAGCTGGTTATGACATCCGTATTAAACAGGATGTGACCTTCTATCGCTTATTCGGGTTGATACCAATGGTAAAAATCGTTGATGGGTCTTATGTAAGACACCATTTTGGAAAGTTTGCCTTGGCTTCAGCAATAGAAAGATTTGACATGTCTAATGACCTGGTTGGAATTGTCCACGACAAATCTACCTGGGCGAGACGTGCATTATCAGTGTTCAATACCGTGATAGAACCCGGATGGCAAGGGTATCTTACCCTTGAACTGGTCTATCACGGACGTAAGAAGTTACATATCCCGGCTGGTTCCGGTATTGCTCAGGTAATCTTTCATGAAACTGCTATGAGAGCTACCTATCGTGGGCGTTATCAGAACCAAGCCAATCAACCAGTAGCTGCTAAGTCAGCAAATAAGGAATAATCATGTCAGTATTCACTACCAAGGTAGATGGTCGTAAAGTAACTGTAGTTGCTCAAAATGTCGCATTAGTAGTCAATGACGATAAGGGCAACGCTGAGATTCACTTCACTAACGGTGCTATTCTGGGCACAGATGTCGGATACGATTCCGTTCGTAAAAATGTGGCTAAAGCGCTCAGCAAGTCTACCGAAGGCGAAGCAGAGTAAGTCCCTTATGCAGTCTACGCAACGTTGTAGGCTGCATTATGGAGGTTACTCCAACATTGCTTAGTCTCTTATCCAAGCCCACCTAACCGTGGGCTTTTTTATTTGGAGTAACTGCATGACTTTACAAAAAGGCTTTACAGTGCATGACCTAAGCAAGTTGGAGTTACTTTGGTCTGCTAGAATGTCAGGCAAAAGTAACTTAACTAACATATATGACGCCCTTACTGTGTTAAGTACGAAGGATTGCCGTTCGCCTTTAGAAACTAAGGTGGACGACCTAATCGATACATACTGGTCTACAGAAGGGAGTAAAGCATTCCGTGCTGCTTTAGCTGCCCAGAAAGCAAATCCCCGTACTAAGGACATATTCAGAAGTAAGAGTACTACTCATACGTTTCCTTGGTACCACAGAAAGCGTAAGTACTGATGAATAGAATCCCGTTTTTTAAACCCCGTAAGAAAAAGAAACAGAACCTGTTTCATAAGCAACAAACAAAGGATACCCCGATGATTACAGCTACTATCCTTGCTGATAGCGTCTCTCCGCAAGGTGTTCGACTAACTACTATGGAGTTGGTCTACCCTCGCTTTATTCATAGCGAGTTCATGACGCATCGTATGTTTAACCGTAATGCTTCCAGTAGTCGTGCTATTCCTACTACCCGTTTTATTGAACAGGTACGTAGCAACCCAGTACGCCCTATTCACTGGGGCGAGAATCAGAAAGGAATGTCTGCTGAGAAGGAACTGAGTGAAGACGACAAGGTAGTAGCAGAAGTCATGTGGAACAGTGCTGCTGCTAGTGCTGCATTGTATGCTGATGAGCTACGCCGTATGCGTGTTCACAAACAGGTGGTCAACCGCATCCTTGAGCCGTTCATGCACATCAAGGTAGTTGTGACTGCTACTCAGTGGAACAACTTCTTTGGTCTTCGTATTCATCCAGATGCACAACCTGAGATTCAGGAACTGGCTCGTAAGATGAAAGAAGCCTATGACAATTCCACAACTCTGGAATTAAAACCAGGAGAATGGCACTTACCCTATGTATCCTCTCATGATTGTGCTGCTGCTTACAATTATTGCAAATATCAACGAGTTACTCGTGATGAACCAAGTACTGAAGAAGTTAATGGGTTATTGATTAAAATTAGTGCTGCTCGCTGTGCTCGTGCTTCTTACAACAACTTTGAAGGCAAACCTTCAGGTATTGAAGAAGACCTGGGACTGTACGCCAAGTTGGTGGAAGACCAACCTATCCATGCAAGCCCTACTGAGCACCAGGCTACCCCAATGAACAGAACTCATCCAAATGAGAACAGACCGTTGGAACCATGGACTTGGGAAGAAGGAATCACTCACGTGACGAAGGACCGTAAGCTGTACTCTGGTCCACTACAAGGTTGGATTCAGTATCGCAAGCTGATTCCTGGCGAATGCATTAACTGAACCATTTCTTTGTTTGGTTGGGCATAGACTCAATACACTCCGCTATTGACCCGCTTAGGTGGGTCTTTTTTTGATTTCATTCTTTTGTTCGGGAGGACAAATGTCATACAAACCTAAGAAGTACCGCATCATAGACCAGCCTGTCATTGGTTCTGCTGCCGGGCAAGAGCAACAGAAAGGAGATATCGTTTATGAATACATTGGTTACGATTACGGTCTTGCTCGTGATGACTCTATTGCTACTGGCACTATACACACCTCCGTAACCATCGAATCTGATGGTAGTGGCCCATTCTTCACAGTACCGGTTCATAATCTGGAGGAAATCCATGATTAATCCAAACGTAGTACACGCTAAGACAGGCGAGCTAGTACCACTATCAGAGGTAGGCTCTGTGGAGGATATTGCAGCCTGTCCAGCTAACATCGCTGCACTGTGCATGAGCATTGTTGAGCACAATCGCCTGTGGACTGAACCAACTAAAGCTATGACACAAGCTGGTTTGGCAGAAGTCCAGCGAATGCTGGATGAGTGGCATGATGAAGCCCCTTATTTGAACATTGACCTAGAAGAGGTCACTGATGATATGGCTTCCGACATGGCCGTATTCGTGGTTCAAGCAATGGCAGGTAAATTAAATGGCTAGAGCAAAAGTAACAGCAGAGAATCGTTATTCCATTCAATTGGATGATTTAACTTTTCATCAACTTCACTATCTAATGGGTGTTTTCCAAAATAGCCCAATGGATTATACCAACCCTAATGATGAACCAAGTTACGAATCTGACCTACGTCGGGCCATATTTACAGCATGCAAAGACGTGCTGGGCAATCAATAAACCAACCCAAATAACATTTACTGGAGAGTAAAATGCAAGTAGCTGATATTACAGAACTGGCCTCATCTGCAACGTTAGGTGCAGGCAAAGCACAACGTATGAGCATGGCAGAAGACCCAGCTCTGTATCTCACAATGATTATTAGTCTTTACCCTAATGTAAAGCTGGCATTCATCCGTGAGACCATCTGCAACCAATGGGATGCTCATATTGCTTCAGGGCGTACCGACACGCCCATAAAGATTACCATCGACCGTGACTTGATGCTGACCTTCCGTGACTTCGGTTACGGTATTCCAATTGAGAAGATGGATAGCACCTACAACACATTGGGTGGTTCCACTAAGCGTCATAGCACAGCAGAGACTGGTGGATTTGGTTTAGGCTGTAAATCCCCTATTGCCTACGCTGAGTCATTCAAAGTAGTAACTATGCACAACGGAACCAAGGGAATCTATAACATGGTTCGTTCATCTGTAGAGACGGATGGATTTCCTGGACTGGTTCCTATTATGCAGCTTCCTACAGAAGAATCTGGTCTGGAAGTTAGCATTCAATTGCGTAAAGAAGACGTAGCAGAAATTGTTGGCTACATCCGTTCAGTAGTTTACAACGGGAGTATGAAGTGCCGTTTCATCTGTGATGCCCCAGAACAGGAGTATGATGGCGTTTTACCAAGACTGGATATGTCATTTGAACCTGGTTCATATAACGTAGATAGTCAAAGCTGGTATCAGCGTCACATGGGCAACCATGCTGTCTATATCCGTTATGGTAACGTTGTATACCCTGCACTAGAAACGCCTGCCACAGAGCGTGCCATTGGACTTATTAACAACTTCCTGAGCATCATTGGTCATCCTCGTATCCTGGTTCAAGCAAAACCATCCAGCCTTGCTGTAGCACCTAGTCGTGAAACTCTGTCATCTCAGCAAATGACAGAGAACGGTATCACTGACCTGGTAGTGGGTCTGGTGGATAAACTGGAAGCTGATATCAAGGCACGCATCCCTGATGCTATTCAGCAAATCAGTGATGGAATTAAGAACGACAGTACGGATAATTTCGTAATCAGTAAGTATAAGGATTATATCTCTGATTACGTAACTGACAAAATGGTAAGAGGTTACATGAATTCTTCCTTATGGGAGAAACAACGTAACCACTGGATTCCTCAATTCCAGAATATGGAACTAGACCGCCATAGTGGTATGGATGTATTTAGCGGTAATCCCAAGTTGCGGGCTAAGTTTCGTAAAGTACTGAAGTTGTGTAAGTACAGCAACGTAGGGAGAAAGCTGTTCCATCGCTTCTGCTACGATTACGGTATTAAACCGTTGCTCAAAGAATTAGCCAAACTGGGTCACCATAAAAATGTGAGTATACTGATGCCAACTGTTGGCGGTTATTATGCGTATAAGGAATATTTCAATAAGGTCTGTTTTTCTCATGGTATAGATGTCTTGTATTTAATGAAAAACAAGAAAGCTTTTATTAGTACTCGCGCTAAAGATGTAGGATACAGCATTAGCCACTACCCACCTTTTTTTGCTAAAGTATTCAGTTATACGGGAGATAACCCCAGTTCTGTCATTTGCATTGCTATTAAAGTGGGAACCAAGAAAGGTGAAGCTGAAGCTGTAGCAGAGCAGTTTATTAAAGCTGGTTGGGATACAGTTAACCTTGCTGAAAAGTTTGACTGGGACCCTGTTGTTAAAAGTAATCGTATGCTTGCTGAACAAAAGCGTAAGATTAAAGCTAAACAAGCTGCTTTGACTCCAGAGCAAGCTAAGAAGAAGGATTCTCAACGGCCTAACCGTCTAATCTGCATTCGTGCAATTAAAGATGGTAAATATATCAGTGGTGGTAATGCTCACCCTCACTATGGTGAACGTCACGTGGATGTAGCAAAACCTGTCTATTACTGTATGGCTGGCCACGTTAGCAACTGGAAAAAGCTGGTATCTGCTATCACCCCTTACCACTTAATCCCGGAAGAGATTAAGGATGTTACCATCGTTTGTCGTAACAAGATTGAGATGAACAAAGCCATTAAACTAGGTGCTGTTCATATCGATGAGTGGACTAAAGCTAAATTTCTGGAAGTAATTAAATCTAAGGAGTTTATCAAGTACGCCACTAAAGAACGTCAAATGATAATCCCATCCTTAAATATTTATTCCGCTGATATTAAGCTTATGCGTTTGTTGGGTATTAAGGTACCTGGTTATGACAAGTTAAAATTCAATCGTGAATACGAGCAGATTTTGACTGTAATAGATGAGGGTTATTTAAACCCTACCATTCGTCAGTGGATTAATGATGATGTTATTACGGAAGATGAGAAGGATGCTTTATACAACATGGCAAGAGGCACATCATTTGTTAATCGTAAGGTTTTCCGTACCTACTTTAAATGTACTAATGACCACTTGTTAGGTGTTGGTTATGTTAATGCCAGTGATTTGATTAGTGACATCAAAGAACACCCTGAGCTTATCCCAGCTATCCGTACCATCGTTAAACTGACCATCAAACAGAGACTGAACTCATGAACCAAAACATCGTAGTAATCGTGGCTCTATCCGTAGACAGCGAGCGACTCACCCTTTGGAAGACGGATGGCACTACCATCTATATTCCGCAAGGTGACACTCGCGTAGCAACTGTTGTTGCTGAAGCCAAGGCTAAAGGATTAGCCCCAGGCAAGCCCGTTAGCGTAGATATCACTATGCACAACGCATCTAAGAAGGAATACGCAGATGCAGAACAGGGAACCAATGGACTGGTTCGCTTCTTCCGTGTAGCTAAGAAGAAACTCTCTGAGTTCTTCGCTGACGAGACAGAAGTAAAACCAGCTGCCCCAGTAGAAACCATTTTCCTGGGTAGTACTGCTACTATTGGTGCTAAGGCAATGGATACTTTCCTTGCTGTGCGTGACGCTACTCCTGCTGCTGAATCAGTAGAAGAAGTAGAGCACGTCAGAGGTGGTAGTAAAGCCCTATGGATTACTGCCCATAACCCAGGAAATCGTGTTGGTGCCATTAAAGCCCTGCGTGAATTCGCAGGTATTGGTCTGAAAGAAGCCTCTGATAAGCTAAATGAGCCTTTGCCTATTCGCGTATCTATTCATCTGTCTGAAGACCAAGCCGTTCACTATGCAGGTCTGCTGGCTAAAGAGGGGGTAGTTACTACTATCCTCAATGTTGGCGATAAACCGCCAGTGCTACCAGTAGCAGAATCCAATGCGTCTAAACTGGATGCAGCAGAAGAGAAGCTAATGAAACTTGGTGGTATCTCACCTAGTGAGAACAAGTTTCACGAGCCATTAGCCGAAGACGAAACCATTGTTGCTGTTGTCAACAACACAGTAGTGCCGGGTGTTGAAGGCATTCAGCGTCAGATTCGTCAATCTGCAAAACTCAAAGACTTCCGTGGCTTCACCAAATTCTTAGAGCGACTGGCTCCTGTTATTAAGGACCGTCGTCACTCAGTAGAAGACCTGATGCAGTTTATGGAGACGGGTAATCTGCCTATTGCTGATGATGGTTCCATCGTCATCTTCAAACGCCTTAACCTTAAAGGCAGTCCTAAGCATGTCAAAGCCGAACGTGTCTATGTTGATGTACACTCCGGTAATATTGAACAAGCTGTAGGCTCTAAGGTGCAGGTACGTGAAGACCTGGTAGACCAGAACCGTCGCCAAGACTGTTCACACGGGTTGCACGTGGCTACTCAGCAATACATTACTAGCTTCAGCGGTAATGTGACCATCATTGGTAAAGTTGCACCAGAAGACGTTTTTGCTGTACCTGAATACAGTAAAACTAAAATGCGTGTAGCTGCTTACCATATTGTGGAAGAGCTGCCACCAGTTATCCGTGACCATGTGAACAGTGGTCGCCCTATCGATACCATCCCAGGTGGTGCAGAAATCCTTAACCGGGTTCTTTCAGGTAAACATCCGCAACCGAACCTGTTAGTTCATGTTGCGGGTCACCGTGGTACTAATCTTACTTACACAGTGCTTAACGCTACTCTGGCTGAACCAGAAGTAGAAGTGGGTACCTATGTAGAGAAACCTACCATCGACCTGGAAGAATCACTGGACGTGACTCCAAATACGGCACCAGTAGTAAAAGCTACTGATGTTAAACCCATCGAGAAGAAGAAATCCAATATGGAACTTGCTGACGAACTTTGGAACAAATTCCAGAATGCTGAAACCTCTACGGTAGCAGCAGAAGTAGCTGGTGAACTGATTGCCCTTAAGGGCAAGATGAAGAAACCTTGGTCTGCCCTGGGTCTCTCTTCCGATATGGTTCAACAGTTGGCTGATGCTCGCACCAAAATGCCAGTAGAACGCAAACCGGAACCAGTGAAGAAAGCTGTAGTTTCTGCACCGGCTAAGGGTAGCAAACATGCAGATACCATTCGTGGTTATCTGAATGATGCTGGCATGAGTGACTACTCTAAAGCACATGCTATCCATGACCTGAAACGTGCAGCTAAGAAATCTTATGCAGCACTTGGTTTGACAGAAGATGAAGTGAAAGCTATTGACAAGCTGAAGCATCATCTGAAGTAGCCTGTTCAAGTAGCCTCAGTTGAAATATACTGAGGCTATCTTTGAAGAGGAAACATACTATGTCCACTGTATACCGTGCTAACCGCAAAGTCCATGACGATGATATTATCCGAATGAACTCCATCGGATTGTCACTCGCTACCATTGCCAAAACCCTTGGCGTACATCCAACCACTGTAACTTTACGATTACGCTCTCTGAATATTGAACCTGCTGACACTCGTCGCACGTTCATGGAGAACGTACTTGCACCAATGCCTACTCACGTAGCGGATTGGTTGGCAGACCAGTTAGGCCCCAAATACGAGATTCGTCAATATGTACGAGACTTGCTAATGGAGGCTTACCAAAATCGTCATAATCTTAAAGGTACAGCTCATGAGCGATTCCTCAAACGATACGCTGGTACAGACTCAGAACTGGTTTCTGAAGGCAGTGCCGAGTCCAACTCATAAAAATGTTACAACCCAGATTGGTTGTCACTTGGAAGAAGTGGCAGAAATGCTGACAGTCTTAAAGAGTGACAACCCATTCCAGTCTATGGTCATTGCAGATGCCATTGCATCATTAGTTTTACTGTCAGACCGTCTTAAATCTTACGGAGAGGATACTTACGTAAGAGAGGAAGACCGTGAAGAACTGCTAGATGCTCTCTGTGACCAAATCGTAACAGCTACTGGCATCGGTACTTTCTTTGGTATGAACGTACCTGGGGCATTATCCGAAGTAAACCGTTCTAATTACTCAAAGTTCGTAGATGGCAATCCCATCTTCAATGAGAACCAGAAAGTAATGAAGGGTCCTGATTACACTCCCCCAGCCTTAACCCCATTCATTTAACACTGCCCATAAGGGTAGTCACATGTAGGAACTTAGATGAGTAACTCTACAAAACTGCCCTTAAACGCTGGGCAGACTGAAGCTGCTGAAGGCTTTTTTGAATTCTTGTTTGATAAACACGAGAAGGAACTCAACATTAGTGGTGCAGGTGGTGTGGGTAAAACATTTACCATGGCTCACATGATTGATGAAATCATGCCTCGCTACCACAAGACCTGTCAGACTCTGGGCATTAAGTCAGAGTATGACGAGGTAGTAATGACAGCTACCACTAATAAGGCTGCTGAAGTATTAGCTCAGGCTACCGGACGTCCTGCCAGTACCTATCATGCTTTCCAGGGACTGACTGTTAAGAACAACTTCTCTACTGGAGAAGCTGACTTAATCCCAGCTCGTAACTACTCAATCAAACACAATAAAGTCATCTTTATTGATGAAGCCTCGATGATTGACCGTAAGCTGCGTAAGTTCATTCTGGAAGGTACACACAATAGTAAGATTGTTTACGTTGGTGACCATGCTCAGTTGCTTCCTGTAAAAGAGGTAAGTTCCCCTGTTTATGACAGTGGAATCAAAACCTTTTACTTAACCGAGCAGATGCGTACCACCATCTCTGAGCTTCAGGCACTACATAAGCAACTGCGTGACACTGTGGAAGGTAAGACTGGTTTCCTGCCCATTAAGTGCGTACCTGGTGTTATTGACTGGGTAGACTCAGACGACATGCAACTGTTGCTGGAACAACACTTCACTAATAAAACCAATAGCCGTATTGTGGCTTACACCAACGGTCAGGTAGTTAACTACAATACCTACGTTCGTGACCTGAATGGTTTAGCTGGTGAGTTTGTTGTTGGTGAGGAACTGGTGAGTAACTCAGCAGTTACTATCGGAAAATCTGACCGCTTGTCTATTGAGCAAGAGGTACGAATTACTGACCGAGAACCAAGGACTCGCATGGTTCGTATCACAGATGATATCGAACTTGAGGTAAGAGACTGTACCTTAGACACTGGTTACGGTGGCTATATTGAAGAAGTACCAATCCCTGTTGATTACGAGTACTTCAACAACCTGGTTAAGTTCTTTGGTAAACAAAAACGCTGGGACCTTTACTTTAAGTTAAAGGAAACATACCCAGAGTTACGTGCAACACATGCATGTACTGTACATAAATCCCAAGGTTCCACTTACGACACCGTGTTTATTGATGCAGGTGATTTATCTACTTGCCGTCAGCCGGATGTAGTAGCTCGTCTGCTTTACGTAGCTGTATCACGTGCTCGTAAGCGTGTTGTATTTTACGGCGACCTTGCTAAAAAGTATGGTGGCTTAATTAAGTAGGTGGCCCAATGGCTCAGATATCAGAAAAGAACATTCACGAAAATACCAATAGTAGTGCAATCGTTAAGCATCTATTCCTGGCTGAACTGAAAAGGCTGGATGATACCCTGGCTGAATTGGTACGGGAAAATGAAAACCTTCAAGGTGTATTTGATACCGTAGGTTTTCAGTATCAAGGAGAGTTTTACAAAGTTAGCAATGCTAGTCGTATTCCACCATACGGTGAAAGACTGACATTGCATGACTCACTAATAGAACGTATGCAACGTTATTTGGACAGGTCTGGTCGGTTGCTGTGGGAATGCACCCAAGTTAACCAAATGGTATTCAGACTGGTTCAGGGGTGCACAACCAGACAGGATATTCGTGATGCTTTACCAGAGTGCCTTGTAGCACAAGACAAGGATATGGGACTTCAGACATTTGAGCGTACAAGGCCAGCTGCTTACACACTTGATAATGATAAGCGAGCTATGAAGCAGTATGAGAAGATTTTACCAATCATCGAATACTACTCAGGAACTCATTTATTGTTCTAGAGGTGTACATGAGACATGTTGTATTTGACCAGTCTGGGGAATATCCAGTAGCTATACTGGTACCCATGATAAGGGCAGATGAGATTGTCAAAGAGTACCTTGAACCATGGGAGATTGATAAAGAGTCGGTAATTATTCTCGACTTGCATCAAGCACCGGGTAAAAAGAAAACTCCTGTGAAGGAGATTAAGCAGTATATCGAAGACGAACTTCTGCCCGTACTGAAGCAATCAAAAACTAATTACGTCATCTGTGGAGACAGTGAGTACTTTAAAGTACTTACTAAGTCTGCCAAAGCTGAAGCTTGCTTAGGTTACGTAATAGATTGCCAGTACGACCCCGATATTAAAGTTGTTTATGTGCCTAACTACAGGCAGGTATTTTATGACCCGCCTAAGATTAAAGCCAAAATTGCTCAGGGCATTTCTGCATTAGTGGATTATGTAACTGACAATTATGTGGAACCAGGCACAACTATCATTGAGTACGCTGACTACCCTAAAACTCCTGAAGCTATTCAGGCGTGGTTGGATACATTGCTGGAACAGCAAGTACCATTGGCAATAGACATCGAAGCCTTTGACCTGAAGCACTATAACGCAGGCATTGGCACTATAACGATGTGCTGGAGCAAGACCCAAGGGATTGCATTCCCTGTGGACTATAAACCCATTGAGGGAGCTACAGAGGCCCCATTTGGCGAGTATGTTCCAAACCTGGTTGTTCGTACCATGCTTCGAGAGTTCTTCCAGAAGTACCTGGCTAGAACCATGTACCACAACATTTCATACGACGTTTACGTCATGATTTATGTGTTGTACATGACAGACCTGCTTGATACAGATGGTCTGTTGAATGGTATTGATGTATTACTGCGTAACTGGGATGACACCAAGTTAATTACCTACCTAGCCACTAATAGCTGTGCAGGTAATAAGCTGGGCTTGAAGGAGCAGGCTCAAGAATATGCTGGTAACTATGCCCAGGACGATATCAAGGACATTCGCAGAATTCCTTTAGATACTTTGCTTGAGTATAACCTTGTGGATGGCCTGTCCACTTGGTACACCTATGAAAAGCACTGGGATAACATGGTTGCTGACCAGCAATTAGATATTTACAACAATATCTTTAAGCCAGCTACTGTAGACATTATCCAAATGCAGCTTACCGGTATGCCCATGAATATGGGAACGGTAAAGAAAGTTGCAAAGGAAATGGAAGATGACCGTAGTGCAGCGTTGAAAACCATCAAAAACAGTCCAATCACCAAACAGTTTGACCTACTGGAAGGGCAAGCTTGGGTATTGGAAAAGAATGCTACTCTGAAGAAGAAGCGAGTAACGCTTGCTGATTATAAGGACACATTCAATCCAAACTCAGGGCCACAGCTTCAACGACTACTGTTTGATATGCTGGGCTTGCCTGTAATTGGTTTAACCAAGAACAAGCAACCAGAAACTGGTGGTGATACCCTCAAGGACTTAAAGAACCATACAACCGATAAGGAAGTGTTAGCATTCCTGGATGCGCTTATCGACTACAAGTTAGTGGATAAGATAATCACAGGTTTTATGCCAGCATTCCTTAATGCAAGGCAAGGACCAGATGGTTGGTACTACCTGTTCGGAAACCTTAACTTAGGTGGTACCGTATCAGGCAGGCTATCTGCGTCAGACCCGAACCTGCAAACTATTCCGTCTGGTTCCAAGTATGCTAAGAAGATTAAATCATGCTTCGAGGCACCACCAGGATGGATATTCTGTGGGTTAGACTTTGCATCCCTGGAAGACCGTATCTCTGCATTAACGACTAAAGACCCAGAGAAGCTGAAGGTGTATACCGATGGTTACGATGGACACAGTCTCCGTGCTTTTGCTTACTTTGGTGAGCAGATGCCGGATATTGTTAATACAGTAGAGTCCATTAACTCTATCCAAACTAAGTACAAAGCACTACGTGGTGAGTCCAAAGCACCTACGTTCTTGCTCACCTACGGTGGTACTTATATGGGGCTAATGAAGAACTGTGGTTTCCCAGAAGCTAAAGCCAAGTTAACCGAGAAACGTTATCACGACCTGTACACAGTTAGTGACAATTGGGTTCAGGCAAAACTTGACCAGGCTGCTAAGGATGGTTATGTTACTGCCGCATTCGGGTTGAGAGTGCGTACCCCTTTACTGTACCAAGTATTACGTGGAACCAGTAAGACCCCTTATGAGGCAGAAGCCGAAGGCAGAACAGCAGGTAATGCATTAGGTCAGAGTTGGTGTTTGCTAAACAACCGAGCAGGCTCTGAGTTTATGAACAAGGTTCGTAAAAGTGAGTATCGCTTAGATATTCGCCCTAGCATCCACATCCACGATGCTCAATACTTCATGATACGTGACAATATGGATACGGTTATGTATGTCAACGAGCACTTGGTTAAAGCTGTTCAGTGGCAGGACCATCCTGATATTGCTCATCCAGACGTTCATTTGGGTGGGGAACTATCCTTGTTTTATCCAACATGGGCTAACGAGATTGAAATTCCAAACTACGCTACGCCTGAACAAATCAACGATGTAATTCAAAAGGCATTTTCGTAATGAAAGTACTACTTATGGGTCCCAAAGCATGCGGTAAAACGCGTAATGCTGAAAAGATTGCCAAAGCTTTTAACTTGACTAACGTAGTCGAGATGGAAGACCTGCGTCGTAACTATCCTTTACAGGGTGATGGTTTGTTCGTGTGTAACAAACTCCCAGCTAATGTAAAAGAAGAAGATTTTGACGTAGTAATCACAGTAAACACAGGTATTTAACATGACTGAACAAAAAGCTATGTACCACTGGTTAGTATCAGCTCAGGTAGTTTTCCAGAACAAAGAAGCTAATGATGGTGGTGTTGTAACCATCAACGCAGTACTGCTGACTGAGAAACCGGTTGTAAATGCCCAAGCACTTGCACAAGCCCAGCGTACAGTGACGGCTAATATGCAGGAACGATTCCAAGACCCAGACATGGGTATTGTCGATATCGTGTTCCTCGCCTTTAACAATCTGGGGCTGATGACTCATGAAGAGTTCAACCCGGACAACGCAGTCAAACCTGCTAACGGATAACTTATGAGCCAGGAATTAACTGGAGGTAAGGTTAATTACTACCTGGTTCAAGTGGAAGCTCCTCAACGAGAGGAGCAACCTCCTTACCAGGCAGAGTGTGAGGATATCATCCAAGCACTGGGTATGACCTTCGACGAAGGTTGTTTGTTCAAAGCCTTGTGGCGTAATGCCAATGCTCGTAAGAACAATGGTAAACCCGGTCAATCTGCTAAGTACGATGCAGAGAAGATGGTGCATTACGCTAACCGCATTCTGAAAAAGGAATGTGGTACTAAGACAGTAGGCCCAGGTTTAAACCCAAACTGGGTAGTAATGGTTACCTACATGGGTGGCGGTATAGTAACCCAGAAAGCTAAAAATATTGACTGGAACCATGTAGTCAAGTGGGAGGTGGTAAGTGAAGATAACCAATAACCACAATGTATCACTACCATTGGCAGTATGGCTTATGCACGATGAGTATGACTATGTTAATGAGAAGAAGTACATCTCAGCGACTACCCTGCTTAAACCACTTAAGCACATTGTCATGGCTCACCGTGTGGACAAGTCCAAGCTTTCTATGGATATCATGGACCTGGTGTCTACCTCTATGGGTAGTGGTTTACATGGTTCCATTGAAAAAGCCTGGTATGAGGGACACCAGCAAGCACTGACTAAGTTAGGCTATCCCAAGAAGGTAGTCGAATCCGTAGTCATCAACCCAACCGAAGAAGACTTTGCTAAGAACCCGGATATTATCCCCGTTTACATTGAGCAACGTGCTACCAAGAAGATTGGCGGTTGGACTATTGGTGGTAAGTTCGACATTGTCACAGAAGGTTTGTTGCAGGATGTTAAATCAACTTCGACTTACACCTGGACTAATGGTGGTCGTGATGATGAGCATAAAATGCAGGGTAGTATCTATCGTTGGTTACACGATACCAAGATTACAGAAGATATCATCCGCATTAACTACATCTTCACAGACTGGCAAAAGGCATTAGCCAAACCAGAGTCAAACTACCCTCAACATCGTGTAATGCACAAAGACATCCCATTGCTTTCTTACAAAGCAACGGAAGAATGGATTAAGCGTAAGCTTGAGCTAATCGACCGTTACTGGGATGCACCGGAATCTGAGATTCCTGAGTGCACAGACGAAGAACTGTGGAAGACCGACCCAGTTTATAAGTACTTCTCTGATGTGGAGAAGGCCAAGGAACCAGGGGCAAGGAGTACCAAGAATTTTACTGACCTGACCGATGCCAGAAAGTTCATGGCAGATAAGGGTAAGGGGACAATTGTTGTTGTTCCTGGGGAAGTTAAACGCTGCAACTACTGCCCAGTAGCTACAATTTGCAAACAAAGAGAGAGATATATCTAATGATTGACCTTACTGGAGTCACTCATCATCCTGCTCTCGAAGAAATCGTAGATGTTCTGTGTAACAAGACACAGAACAATGACCGTGGTTTCTTCAGGGTAGAAGTGGCTTACTTCTTAGCAAAAATGGCATCCTGTATGGGTGCAACTATCGTCACTAAAGACCGTGGTGATATTCCCGTTAATATCTACGCTATGGCTCTGGCAACTTCTGGCTTCGGTAAGGGTCATTCTGTAAATATCATCGAAGACGGTTTCATGATGGGCTTCAAGAAGCGTTTCATGGAAGACACTATGCCTACTATCGCAGAGAAGAACCTCTGGAAAATTGCCAATGAGCGAGCAGCTCGTAATGGTACTGACCAACAGGAGGAATTCGAAAAGGTAGAGGCAGAGTATCGCAGAGCAGGCGCTTATCCGTACACGTTTGACTCTGGTACGCCACCAGCTGTTAAACAGTTACGGCACAAGCTACTGATGGCTAACTGTGGTTCCATCAACCTTCAGATTGATGAAATTGGCTCTAACTTACTTGCAAACCTGGACGTGCTAACCCTGTTCCTTGAGTTGTATGACCAAGGTAAGGTTAAGCCTAAGCTGACTAAGAACACAGCTGAGAGTGTCCGTGGTGAAGACCTGGAAGGTAAGACACCTACTAACATGCTTTTGTTTGGTACCCCAAGCAAACTGTTGGACGGTGGGCAGATTGAAGATATGTACTATGCAATGCTCGACACTGGCTATGCTCGTCGTTGCTTGTTTGCATTTGGGCATATCGACAAGAAAGCATTTAACATGCTTACGCCAGAAGAAATCTATATCAACCTCACCAAAGCTAACAATAACCAGTTAGTGAACCAATGGGCTAATCACTTTACGTCACTGGCAGACCCTACCCATTTTGGGTGGAAGATGGCTGTTGAAGATGATGTGGGTATTGAACTCATTCGTTATAAAAGTGAGTGTGATAAAGCAGCAGATGCTATGGCTGACCATGAAGAAATTCGTAAAGCCGAAATGATGCACCGTTACTTTAAAGCTCTCAAGCTGGCTGGTGCATACGCATTTGTTGACCAAAGCCTCATCGTTGAAATGGAACACCTGAAGCAAGCAATTTTGCTTGTAGAAGAGTCAGGTAAAGCTTTCCAAAGCATCCTCAACCGTGAAAAGGCTTATGTAAAACTGGCTAAGTACATTGCTTCCGTTGGTTCAGAGGTAACTCATGCAGACCTGCTCGAAGCTCTGCCTTTCTACCCAAAAGGCAATGCAGCCCGTAATGAGATGGTAACTCTGGCAACAGCCTGGGGCTATAAGCAGCACATCATTATCAAGAAAACCTATAACGAAGGTATTGAGTTTTATCGTGGGGAAACCCTGAAAGAAACCGATATCAACGAGATGGTAATCTCCTACAGTGATAACTGGGCTTATAACTATTCGGGTGAAAGGGTACCTTTTGACCAGCTTCACGTATTGACCCAGCACGAAGATATGCACTGGTGTAATCACCATTTCCGCAAGGAGCATCGTGCAGAAGAGAACGTTATTGCTGGCTTTAACATGATTGTTATTGACGTGGACGGTACTATTAGTCGTGATATCTGTCATGAACTCATGAAAGATTATCGCTTTATGACGTATACCACTAAACGTCACACCGAAGAGGCAAACCGTTTCCGGCTCATACTTCCTATGAACTATTACCTGGAATTAGATGGGGAAGAGTACAAGGAATTTATGAATAACGTTATGGCTTGGTTACCGTTTGAAACGGATGAATCGGCCAACCAGCGTGCTAAAAAATGGATGTCTTGTTCTACTGGCACTTATCACTACAACCTCGAAGCCCCACTTCTGGATGTACGTGACTTCATTCCTCGAACCAGTAAGAACGAAGCTTTCCTCAATCACATGCAACAGGTGCAGAGTCTGGATAATCTCGAAAGATGGTTTGCTGGACGTATTGCAAATGGCAATCGTAATAACCACATGATTAAGTATGCCCTGGCTCTTGTAGACAGTGGCAAAGACTTCAATGAGGTTAGTACGTTAGTACATGCATTCAACAAGAAGCTGAGTAATCCACTCGATGCTGATGAGTTGAATAGTACTGTGTTGGTCACAGCAGCAAAACGTTATAGCTCCTAATCAGTAAAATTGCAGTCCTTTGTTTGGTTTAAGGGACTGCAATCAAATGAGGTAATCATGTCAGAAGAAATCCTTACCAATGATATGAACACGCAGCTTGTGTTAATTGTTGGTTATTCAGCAAGTGGCAAGTCTGCCAGTCTGCGTAATATTCGTAACCAGGAACGCTGGTTATATCTGAACACGGAAGCAGGTAAACGCTTACCTTTCCGTAACAAGTTCAATACCTACAACATCGAAGACCCCTACCAGATTTGGGAAGCATTTGATGTTGCATCTCCTGGTGGTGAAATGGAGAATGACGTCGATGGTATTATCATCGACTCAGCCACTTTCATGATGGATATGCTGGAATCTATGTATGTCCTCCCTTCTGCTAACACTCAAAAAGCCTGGGGTGACTTCGCTCAGTTCTTCAAAATTCTGTTACAGAACAAAGTTGTTAAGTTTGGTAAGCCTGTTCTTATCCTGGCTCACGTCAAAGACGAGCTGGATGAAGCAGCTGGTGTCATTAAAGTAAGTGTGCCTGTTAAGGGTTCACTGAAGAACAATGGCATTGAAGCCTACTTCTCTACTGTGGTAGCAGCGAAGCGAGTAGAACTCCGTGAGCTGGAAAAAATCAGTAATGGGATGTTAGAGATTACTGATGAAGAGCGTGAGTTAGGCTTTAAGCACGTATTCCAAACTCGTCTTACTAAGAAGACGATTGGTGAACGTTTACGCTCCCCTATGGGTATGTTCAGCAAAGAAGAGACTTACATCGATAACGATGCTCAAAAACTGCTGGACCACCTGGCTGAATATTACGCCGAGTAATTACTTGGTTGTAAAACACTTTTTAGAAATAAGAGAAAAAACATGTCTACTTTATTCGGTAAACTGAAAGACAAAGCAAGTAAAGCAGAAGCACCTGTTGACCGTGTTGGTGGTGGCTTCAAAGCCCAAGATACCGACATTTATATCGGTACCCTGAAAGTGGCATATGCCGGACAATCCGACAAAGGTGCAAACTTCGTTCAGGTAATTATCGAAGACCTGGTTAATGCAACCACGGGTGCTTCTGCTGGTACCCACCGTGAACAACTGTACATTACCTCTGGTAATGACAAGGGTAATAGCCCGACCTACGAGAAGAACGGTAAAGAGTTCTTCCTGCCTGGCTATACCGTAGCAAACGATATTTTCGTTATGACTGCGGAAACCGAACTACCGGATACGGTATTCGAAGAGAAAGTAGTTAACATCTACGACTTCGAGCAGGGCAAAGAACTGCCTAAATCCGTCATGGTTCCTGTAGATGCTGTGGGCCAGAAAGTGGCTGTAGCTCTGAAGAAGAGCCAGGAATACAAACGTGTTAGAGGTAACGATGGTTACGTCGATTCTGACGAAATCAAAGAAGTGGTTAACATTGATAAAGTGTTCCACCCGGACCTGAAACTGACTGTACTGGAAGTTACTGAAGCACTGGCTGCTGACCGTGACCTGGCTTCCGAAGAGCCTGTATTCTGGAATGCATGGCTGGAAGCGAACCAGGGTAAAGTGGATACCCACAAGCTGAAGAAATCCGGCAATGCCGGTACTGCTGGTGCACCTCCAGCTGCTTCTAACCCTACTGCCGGGGCTGCTAAGAAATCCCTTTTCGGTAAGAAATAATGAAAATACCTGTGCTAGGTTGTGACCCCAGTTTTCGTAACTGGGGATTAGCACGGGGAATGCTGGACCTAAACACGGGCATCTTTACAGATGTAGAGTTACTACTTGTAGAAACCAAACCAGATGACACCAAGCAGGTACGCAAGAACAGCAAAGACATTGCTCGCTGCGTAGATATTACTTCTGGTGTTATCGACTGGTTCAAGTGGGCAACTATCGTCTTTGTAGAGGTGCCCGTTGGTTCGCAGAGTGCCAATGGAATGAAATCATACGGTGTATGCGTTGGTATTCTGGGTGCATTCCGTGCAATGGGTATTCAGCTAATTGAAGTTAATCCTACCGAAAACAAGCTGGCCCTCACCGGTTGCAAGACAGCAAGCAAAGACTCAATGATTCAAGCAGCCCAATCATTTTACCCGGAAGCTAATTGGCTCCGTGATAGTAAAGGGAAGCTGCTTAATAAGAATGAGCACTTAGCTGATGCAATTGGTTCTATTTATGCAGGTGTAAATACACCAGCATTCCAGACAATTTTAAAGTTATACGAAAAGGTATAAACAAATGCAGATTACACTGAACCAAGATGAAGTAAAACAGTGCGTGCAGGACTACATTGATAACAACATCAGCTGTGCTGGTGACCTGGACATTGTTATCAATGAAGACGGTACTGTTACCGTTGGCATCAACGAAAAGGTGGGTACCGACCAGGTAGAAGATACTCCACCCGTGGTAGAGAAAAAAACCCGTAAGCGTCGTGAAGCCAAACATGTAATGGTTGCGAAGAAGGAAGAAGAGCCTACTCCTGAACCAGAAACCGAGGGTGAAGCTGAAGTTGACCCTAACGACGAAATCCACGAAGAAGCTGTAGCTCAGGCTGAAAAAGCAGCAGCCGAGGAAGCGTCTGAAGAGGCAGCTGTGGCAGAAGAAGTTCAGGAAAAAGAAGTGGAACGTCCTGCATCTTCGAAGCCGTCCTTGTTCGCAAACCTGAAACGTTAATAGCTGGTAGGTGGCTCAGAAGCTGCTGCTATTTGTGGTAGTGTTCATAGTCATAATGCTATTGCTAATTAGGCTATTGGACGTGTCGGCTCCATACATAGCATTTATCATCACTGTAGTTATCCTCTGGAAACTTAGTGATAAATCCGGTGGTGACAAGCCGCCAGACTAATAACAAACTGAACCAGTGCCCTTTACTACTCTCCGAAGGGCATTGGTTATACATAAGAGGTTTTCTATGAAAGAAGGAAAGGAATTACTTCATACTCCTGGGACACGTCTTATGTGTAACGCTTGTGGTTTAGTCAGTAGTAATCACAAGATGAGTATGCCATTCGAGTACATGTATACGACCCCATTAGGAAAAAATAACGTTTTTACCTATGGGCCATATTATGCTTGTTACCACTACTGCAAACGTTGCAGCAATAACGATGATACTGGGATTGGTTTCCTGGATTCAGGTAACTACGAGTGTGATGAAACTCGTGATATCAGTAAGTGGGAAAAGGAACTTTCAGACCTTGAGGATGAAGTAGAGAATCTCAAGTTCAAAATTAAAAAGGGCAAAGCTCGTTGGGAAGAACTCTGGGGTACAGACGAAGATGCAACCTGAAGAAAAGTTTATTGAATATGTTGATGCACTTGTAACTGTTGAATTGGCTTTAGCTATGGCACGTAAATACAAGGAACCAGTCAATAAGCCTGTTGCTCAGTGTGCTCGTTTAGTAGCAATGCGTTGTAAAGATTTAGCAAATCGTCAGCTCTTTCTTGGGGTTAGCAAAAGCGAGTGTCCCGGAGTGATGATTAATATGATGCGAATCACGTTTGACGAAATGATTAGCTCATAGTATAAGTAGCTCATGGTGAGTTAGCTAATTGGTGAAGCGGCTGACTGTTAATCAGTGACAGAGTGGTTCGAGTCCACTACTCACCGCCATATAGGGCAGTAGGCGATGTAGGGTTATGCGCCACGACACAGGTCGTGAACATCGGTTCGAGTCCGATACTGTCCACCACTATCGGAGTTTAGCTCAGTTTGGCAGAGCACCTGGTTTGGGACCAGGGGGTCGTAGGTTCAAGTCCTACAATTCCGACCAAATTCTATTGGGGTATCGCCAAGTTGGTTAAGGCATCGGACTTTGATTCCGACACTCGCAAGTTCTAATCTTGCTACCCCTGCCAGTTTCATATAAATTCCCCGTTAGGCTTAGTGGTAAGTGACCCATAGCAGGCATGTTATGATACAGGTTCGACTCCTGTACGGGGAGCCAACATCCTATCAATGAGTACATTAGTAGATTAGCTGAGGAAGGATGGCCGATGTCCTCATAAAGCGTGGCCCAGTGCTAGTGTACTCTTTGATAGTTTTCGTAAGCGATTATGCGGTTTTTTAGAAACGAACCAATAACATAAATGCAAACGATGATGTTGTTCTGATGGCTGCTTAATTGCATAACCATTAGTCAGGGGTGAGTCGCCCTGATTATCAAACGACCGTGGAGTGTCCCCGTCCGTGTATTAGAAACGGGGAACCAATATTACTGGTTGCACGAGATGGCCTGGCATGTTCAGGTCAGGACTAAGTGTGACACCGCTAGATTGGAGAGCTGCTGCGGTAAGCTATAGACTCCAACCGTAGGTTCGAATCCTTCACCAGTAACCATTAAAAAGAGTACTGAATGTCACGTTAGTGAATGGACAAGGTATCCTTGCAGTGCTCTTTTCGATGGTGAGCCATCAAGTCCAGACGATATCTGAGTGACTATAAAAACAGATGGAGCCAGGTGGAATCCCTGGCAATCAATTCCGGTGTAGGTACTAGCGTTGTGCACAAACGTGAATGTGTTGGTTCGAGTCCAACTGCCGGAACCAATTCGAGGTAGTGCTGTATGGTCTATGTCCTTTAGCTAGGTTCATTGTAAATACAACCCATGTAGTACTACCCCGAATTGGAAGAATTATGGCAAGCTTGGTTGTGTAGATGTGGTTCGACTCCACCCGGTGAAGTTAATCTTCACTAGCGTGATTGGTTCACGAGAGCCTTAGTACTGTAGGTTCAATTCCTACCCTTGCCACCTTACATTGGAGGTAAACGAGTGGTATCACAATACCATATCGAGCGTAAGTATCCAGGGAAGCTCTGGGACGCCCCCACCTTATTATGAACCAGTAAAGAAACAAGTCTGTTATTTCCCATTAACTAATTAATAGTTGAGAGAGAAATCGCCCTGGGGAGGGTTGTCGATAACGCTATATCGTAAGACTTGCTGGTAAGAATCCAGCATGGTTCACCTATTATGGGTAGCCCGTACTAGTTATGGGGCATGTTATAGACGTGTTGCAGTGTAAGGCTGCACTACTCACCCATTCAACGCAGCAACATAGCCCTGATTGCATAGCACTCTAAAGACAATACTGGTGGGGCAGTCCAGTAGCTGCTATCCTACTACCATACCCCCGACAAGGTGTATGTATGGAGAAGGGAACTCCTTAAATCCCAGCCTGAGTAATTACCCTTATAACGAGACCATCAATCTCATGCCTAGTCAGCTTGGACTGTTATTCCGGTAAGAACCACAAGCCTCCCAGCTATGGGTAAATAGCACTAAGCCCCCCTATGTTGCGATAGGGGGGCTTTTTTATCCGAAAGCAATAACCCACAGAGGAATACCATGGACTTAGAACAAGAGATTCAAAACAAGGGTGCTAACGTAGCTCCCCGAATTACTCCTTCCCATATTGAAGACTGCATTGCCAGTGTTCATTTCTTTACAGCAGCAGACGGCGTAAATGGTGCAAAGAGGCCGGATACAGTAATTAATGATGATAGCCTCCAATCTCTGGAGCTACTAACCATCTGTGTACTGGTTCTGAAAAATGGCTTTACCGTTATCGGTAAATCTGCTTGTGCATCGCCAGAAAACTTCAACGCTAAAATCGGTAAAGATGTGGCCTGGCGTGATGCCAAAGAACAGATTTGGCCTCTTGAAGGTTATCTGCTGAAGCAGAATCTGTACGAACAGAAGCAGAGCCAGGATATGCTGAAAGGCTTCCTGGAAGACGACAACTGTGATGGTGGGGGCTGTAAGATATAATGCAAACCACCTATTCCAGCAAGGATGGGTGGGAGTCTTTCATATCCTACAGAAATGTTGCTTGTTACAGGATGTGGGGACATGTTAAGCCCACCAAAAAACAAATACGTAAGTTCATGAAAAAACTACGTGTAAAGATTCAAAGGAATCAGTAATGGACACTAAGATTAACTTCCGTAACTACATTGGTACCAAAAGCTTATTAGCTTTCCCAATGACCAAGGGTGATTACTGCAAGCTTCGTAACTGGGACTTGCCAGCTAACGAGGAACCAGGAGAAGAAGGGTACCTGGTAGAGTATCCGGACTCTTTGTCCAATCATCCAGACTTCCGTGGCTACATCTCATGGTCTCCTAAAGGCGTCTTTGAAGCCTCATATAATAGCTACACAGATGGTTGTACCTTCGGTCAGGCTATCGAGTTGCTTAAAGCAGGTCACCGAATGGCCCGTAAGGGTTGGAATGGTATTGGTATGTACATTACTTATGTACCTGCTGAAGAATGGGCAAGTAGTGCCTTAGAGCGACCTTGGTCACACGACCTTAAGCCAATTCCCTGGATTGGCCTTAAGACTACAGCCGATACCTTTGTGCCGTGGTTAGCCTCTCAGTCTGACATTCTGGCTGACGACTGGGTATTAGCAGAATAGGACCCGCTATGAACACAGAATTGTTACCCTATCAGCAACGAGTTGTGGAAGAACTGGAAGACCTGAAAATCAAGATTGGGAATCTCATCGTCTTTACTACTACTCGTACTTTTGCTGAACTTTCTGCGAGTGAACGTAACCTGCTTAACACCCAACTGAGTGCAATGAAAACTTACGGTTATGTTCTTGAACTTCGTATTGCTAAGTTTTAAGGGGCAGCAATGGAAATCAATCCGGTTATTGGTTTTGCCAGTGTAAAGGTAGTAACCAAAGAGGGTAAGTTTGTTAGTAAGCCTACCTACCTACATCGCTTACCTGTAGGGGAAAGTGAAGACTCAATTGATATCAATAAGATTGAAAGTGAGTTACTGACTGGACTGCGTAAAGTAGTAGAGCAACACCCACCTACAGAGTATGAAAGTAACTTTGGCTATTACCTAGAGTACACCAAAGCGAGCTACCCCAAATAAGAAAAGCCCCTCAATAGAGGGGCTTATTTTTTAATTCACCAGATTATGCCATGGGTTGAGGCTAGGTGCTCGTAAGCCCTGACCAAACCCGAAGGAATAATCCAGTCTGCCATCTGCCATCAAGCTAAACATGTTGTCCTGAATAGGCAGACCTACGTTACCAAACATGGTAGGAGCAGGAACCACGGTAGCAATCAGTGAGTGTACTGGGTTGTTACGAATCATGGATACTGCAACCTTAGCTGAACGAATCTTAAAGTTGTAGAACCACATCAGACCCATGCTCTCCATGTAGCCACGGAAACGACCCGGCAGACGGTCATAGTTCACAAACTCTTCCGTAACACGACCGAGTGCTTCTGCTTTGCTCATCTTCTTACGCTTAGTCAGGTCATCATAGATGATTGCTTTAGCGATGAAGTCAGAGTATTCAACAGTCTTCTGAATACCCTGGAACAGTGCAGTGTCCTTGGTAATGAGTGCGTAACGCCCAGCAGTACGTAAGCCTTTAGGTAGTTTGTTAGCCAGCTGGTCAATGTACTGGTGCAGTTTACCTTCAGTAATAAGAATCTCATCACGACCGATACCAGAGTCAGCAATAGAAGAGAACTCACCACGCTCAATCAGAGGCCAGATGGACATACGCTTGTGGCTGTCAGTAATAGACTGAATCTCAGCTTCCAGCTTACGAGATTGGTTCGGATTGGTAGAGGCACGTAACTCTGCTTCTGCTTCAATCTGACGAATACGGCTCTTAAGGTACTGGTTAATCTCACTGGTTTTACGAGGGAGGTTAACAGCAATATCCTTAACCGGTACACCACGACCAATCATCTGGTAGATGTTAGCCAGGAAGTTAACAGCTGGAACCACCATAGACTTAACAACAATCAAGGTCTTAGCATCCTTAACAGCACTCTGAATAGTGTTTTCAGCATTCATCATGTAACGGTAAGCTTTGTTACCAAATGCGCCAATGAACATCTTTTTAACAGTGTCCAGAGTCTCATCATTCCAACGGCTGTTACCAGTCCATGCATCACCAACAGAAGCAGAGCGATAACCAAATGCATCGTTTAGCATGTCACGGCGTACCCACAACTGATTCTCACCAAAGAGGCTTTCAGCCTTTTTACGAGTCTCAAGATTCATCAGCTTAACTGCATCAGACAGGACAACGTCATTAGTCTGACCAAATACGTTGACGTACTGAGACTGATTGGAAGAAGACTCTTTCAGGTCAGCTTCGTACATGTCATACAGTCGGTCAATGAGTGCATCGTTGTAAGCCTGTGCTTTAGCCTCTTCTACCTGACGACCACGCCATACGCCAATCATCTTAGCGAAGTGGTTATCCTGGTTCAGATGCTTAAGCATATCTGGGTTAACAGAACGCTCATACGCTACCACCATGCCTTTGTCATCATAGATAGGTAACAGAGGCTCACCACCACGCTCACCACGTGCCATAGCCTTCTGGATGCGTTTTACAGTGTGCATATCTGTAATACGCCCAGCTACCATAGTATTCATGGTGAAACCAGTACCTACGTCTACTCCATTAGCAGTATCACGAACGTTTTGCAGGATACCCTGGCTAAACGGTGCCCGTGCAGCCACAGGACTGAAGTAGTAACCACGGCTGGCTTTATTAGTGTCAGCAGAGGAACCAGAGTAAGTACCTACTCGAACGTAAGAACGCTCATTCAGTAACCCAAAGTCGCCATCTTCGGCTACGATGAGGTTAACGCCCTGTTGCTGCATAGTAGGGATGTAACCTTTGTAGCTGTTCAGTTTGGTACGTGGGTCACTGTTAGCCTTACGTACTTCTTCCACACGCTGGCCTACCATGTAGGACAGAGAGAAATCCATACCTTCAACTTCGCTTTGAGCCAGTGAAGAAAGGATATCCCGGTCAGCTTTGTTCATGGTTTCCAGTGCGTAAAGGGTAATCAGCTTATCCAGTGCAGCTACGTCTACAGTCGATTTAGCAGCAGTACGTTCACCAAGCAAACGACTAATAGCGTATGCGTTACGGAGTAAGTTATTACCTACCACACCGGTAATCATGTACTTAGCTAACTGCTTAGACTTACGCTCAATGAGTCCCCAGTTACGACCAGCTTGAGCAGACAAACTCGCTTCCAGCTTATTAATCTCTGCATCAACAAGTTTGCTGTCAGACAGCAGGTCACGGATATCACCCATGCTCATGGTTTCGCGTAAAACAGCAAGGTCAGTTTTACCCAAACCAGTATGCATTGCTCCCCACTCTTCTTTGCTAAGTTCACGGGTAAACTTCTCAGCAATAATGGTTGGGAGGTTTTCACGGAACTGCTGACGGTCTTGCTGAATCTGGGAACGAACAGCTTTAATCATGTCGTAAACATTAGCATTAGTCTTAGTACGACCAACAATATCGTTAACCAAGTCATGGAAAGGTTTCCATACTTTACCTTGGTTCATAGCAGCCATCACACCCTGTGCAACCTTCTCCCCGTTCTTCTCTGTGGCAACAGCAGCAACAAGCTGTGCAGCATGTGCAGTAGCTTTAACCAGTGGGTTATTAGTACTAGCTGCCACATCACGAGCACGCTCAAGAGTAGCATCAGCCAGACGTTCTACACCATCAATCACGTACTGGTTAGCACGGTCAATCATGCTGCCTGTAGGGTTGGCTACTGAATCGTAGAAGGACTCACGGTTAAGAGAAGCTTCCGTAATACGGTTAGTCAGTGCATCAATGCTTTCCTGGACGTTCTGAGACTTATTATCACCAGCCAGACGAGTATTCAGGGATTCCATTGCCTGAGTACCAGCATTGGTCAGGATATTATCCAGAGTGTTATTCAGCTTACGGTCAGCTTTAGGTACAGGCATCTTTTCCAGTACAGCACGGAATTCATCGTTAACCATAGCCAGACCCATGAACACAGGCAGCAGAGTAGAACGACCTTGCTTATCAGTACCAGCAATGTTGGTGCCAAGCACAGTGTTGAACTTCTCTTGTGCATAGTAACGGTCAGCCGGGTCAGTGCTATCAGGGTTACTCATGAAGTCCTCAACCTTCAGGTTTTTAGACACATGAGCAAACAGCTCCTGAGCACGTGACATAGCTAACGAGTCAATCTGTGCTTCGGTAGCCATAGCAGCTACAACCATCTGGAACACTGACTGCTCTTGCATAGTCATAGGGAAACCATGAGCCTGCACAGAACGAGTCATACTGGTAGCCAGCATCAATGCGTCTTGCACCTTACCTTTACGCTCAATCCGGTCAACCGGGCTAACACGTAGGTAGTTAGTAACCAGGTTATCAAACGTTTTGTTCAGCTCAGTGAGTCGGTCATTGTTACCATAAGTGGTGTTATGGAACAGGGTACCATCAGTAGCAGTGGCCTGAGTTGTAGGCTGACTACGCATAAGCACGGCACTGTTAAACAGCAGATTACTAAACATGTCATCTGCTACTTTTGGTGCAACCTTACGGCCCCAAATCAGTTTCTTAATTGCTGCATAAACATCTTTGGCAATGCGAACCACGGAAAGGGTGGTCTTCTGCTTCATAGCCAGAGCACGGTTAGTCAAACCCCACGCCATGAACTCGTTAACAGCAGCAGCCTTAGCTAAGCCTGGTTCTACAAAACCATTATTAAGATGACCGTCAATGGTATACAAGGCATCTTCATAGGCATCACGTATTGCTGGATTTTCCCGTGACATATCCAGATTACGGAATTGCTCCATAAGTTGCTCAATGTTTTCCACAGCCTCTTTAACAGTTGGGTCAGTATTCTCATTGTTGTAATGAGCCAGTACCTTTTCAAAGGTAGCAGCGTGAACCAGTTCATGGACAAGGGTTTCCATTGACGGGCTAACTAGATAAATGGTCTGGTCATCAAAGTTAGTCCAACCATGAATATCACCTTCCTGTGCAGCTTCCATTTCCTGTGAAGACAGCTCAGTCAGGTTCTTCTCTTTGGCGTATGCAGACAACTGAGCAGGTGTACCGTAGACAACCTTATAGTCTTTAGCAGACAGAGACTTTTGAATTTCGTTAAGGACAGCAGACTGTTCAGGTGTCATCTTCATAGCTTTAGCCAAATTGCTAATAGCTGTGTTAGACATAATACGTACACCAGTCTTATGAGCACGACCTACCGTATCAAAACCTACTTCTGGTTTGGCCTTAACAGGTTTAACAGCATCTTTACGTGACTGAAGCTCTTCATCAAACAGGCGGTTAAGTTCAGCTACTTGCTCATCAACAGTCATATTACTCAGGTCAATCTTCCCTTGGTTCACATAAGGAGCACCAACAGCAGCCATCTGGTCAACAGTGGTCTGTACCTTGTCCATTACCTTGTGACGAATATCCACACCCAGAGCAATGTTACGAAGGTTACGCTCAATTTGTGCACTAGCAGCCTGAATATCATCAATGGTTGCTTTCTCACGTTCTGTGAATTCCAGAGCAGATGCTTTAATTGCATCAATGGCTTCTGGAGACAGCTCGTTAAAATCAACGTTCTTCATGAACTTAGCGAATGAGTCATAAACGTTTTTAATTGGGTTGCCTTGCCAAGAGGTATAGACAGCCTCATTAGCTTTACGGGAAGCATCCTCAATATCGTTAAGACCGATGTTCATACCATCAAAGATTTTCAGAGTGTTTTTCGGAGCACCCTTCATGGTAGACAGGGTTTGCATCATCATCCCATCACCAGTACCAATGGTCATGAATGGGATACCAGCAACGCCAGCCTGAGAAGGTGCATAGATGCTCATAGGAACACGCATACGGTCATCGAGGTTAGTAGCCAATACCTGATTAGCCACTTCACTGTTTTCTGAACCAGCAATGTAAAAAGTCTGGGAACCAGTCTCAATCATTGGGGCCAGATTATTCAGTGATGCCTGGATATCGTTAAGCTCTTTCTGAGTAAGGAAATCACCCCTCTTCCATGTTGGGTCTTTTTCTTTTTCCAGTAGCTTTGCTTGTACACGTTGCTTGAACAGGTCTTCCAGTACCACAGACTGAATCTGGGTAGCTTTCTGGAGTTGCTCAGTAGAGAACATCAAACCCTGCCCAACAGTCTGACTAATACCTTCTCTCATTGGTTCAACGAAGAAGTGCAGCATGTTTTCCTGCAAGGCTTTAAGTTGCTCACCCTGTACAGTGAATTTTTGTGGGTTCAGTTTACCCTTCATGCCTGGGCCTGATTCTTCAATCTGAAGAACGTTCTTACGCTTAACAGGGATAGCAGAAGTAAGTGCATCCATATCAGCAAGGAAACGCTTAAGCATTTGCTCTGCGTGCTCCTCAGAAGCAGCCTGCTTACCGAACATAGCCATAGCAGCTGATACATCAGGGTTACTGGCACGTGCCTGGAGAACGTCAGACATACGCTCGTAGATGGCGTCAGTAATTGCACTAACCATCTTACCTGCAATACCACGAGCACCAGAACCATAGATGGTAATGGTCAATGGGTTCTTAGCAATACCACGTTTAAGCTCAAGAGTACCGTCCTCACGAAGAGTAAGGTCAGGCAGGAACAAATCCATCAGTGAAGTCAGATGGTTCATCTGAGTACTGATAGATGGGTTACTGGCATAGCTATTACGCAGAGCAGTAAGGGATGCTTTCAGTGCATTAGTAGAGGCTTCATACAGGTCTACGCTGTCGTCAATAGAACGATGCTCGTTCATTGTCTTACCAGCTTTACCAAAGAATAAGCCACCCTTAGCAACGTTAGTCAGCCACTCTTTAGAAAACTTGCCACCAGTCATCAATACCATTGCGTTGATAGGGCCGTTGGTAACACCATCTGCTTCTACGTACAGTGGGGTATTGAATGCTGCCTTATCTTCCGCATTCAGGTAACGGGCATATTCCATTAGAGCCATGAGAGCTACGAAAGACTTATCACCACCCAGTGCAGTATTCAGAATTTCAACGGAGTTATCTGGTAAGGAACCAGTCTTGTTGAAGTCAACCATCATATCCACAGCAGGTTTCAGTTTACCTTCCAGAGCAGCAGTCAGCTTCTGTGCCATGGCATCCCGACTCATGTTATGAACCTTAATACCAAGTGCCTGAGCCAGCCCTAACTGGAATGCTGAGAAGTCAGCAGAGTTCTGAGAAGACAAATCCAGAGTAGCTTTAGTAGGCAGAATAGCCTCACGAACCAGTTTGGCTGATTGTGGGTTGTACTTACCTAACATCTGCATACGGCCAACACGGGTCATGTTGTAACCGTAGTGGATTGGTACTTCTGAGATATTCTCAGACTGAGCACGTACCTGATTAATAACGTTAAACAGGTGGTCATAGGATGCAGCTACGGAGAGGTTTTTACCTTCCATAGAACGAGCAGTGTTTACGTTAAGTAATTCAGGATTAACGGTACCAGCACCTAACAGAGCAAGAATATTGTCACGGCCCATAGCCTCATAGAAATTAACCATTGGCTCATGCACAAAGAACTCAGTCTCTTGTTCTGCTTTAAGGGCTTTACGCTGTTCTGGTGTGTTCTGTACAGCTGGGTTACGTAACTGATTACGAGGTACAGCAGGTACGTCATCGCCAAAGTAAATCTTCTCTTCTGGCTCAACCAATACAGCTTCCTCAATAGCAGTAGGGAATTTATTGATTGGGTCAGCTTCATCCAGCTTAGAGATAGAATACAAGCCAACAGTTTTATTGTTGTCTGGGTCAAACTCATTCATGTTGATGATGGTTTCTGTAACGTCACCAGACTCAACAAAAGCAGCCAGCATTTCAGCAGCCATAGCAGCAGGAATGCCTTTGGTGTAACCCAGTGGTGCATTTGGGTTACGCTCTAATCCCCAGTAAGACTCAATCTTTTGAGCCAAGGAGTTAGTAGCTTCAACCAGGGTCATACCATTTTCAAAGGTTTCAACGAGGCCATCCGGTAACAAGGATTGGTCCATACCAGTAATAGCAGCCACGTCTTTAGCATCTTTGATAGCAGAGTTTTGTACAGCAGTGAGTCGCCATTGCAGACCAGCAAGTACAGCAGTCTGTAACAGTTCTTCGTTGTATTTGAAGGTATCCCCGTCTTGCTCAACGATGTTAAGCAGCTTACCACCTACCCAACGGTTAGCTTCTGTACCCTCAGCAAAACGCTTACCAACGTTCTTGTTAGAGAGAAACTTCTCCATACGATTACGCAGTAAGTCAGCAATACCCTTACCATGTTTCATCAGGTCACTGTAGCGTTTAGCTACATCACTGGTGAATGCCGGGTTAGCTTCGTCCTGGTTCACATATACTTCATAACGAGCACGAGAAGACAGTGCCTTAGTCAAGTCACTCAGTGGGGACTCAGAGCCTACGGTACGGGACTTAGGTTCTGCTGGTACGTTGAAAGACTTAACAAAGTAGTTGGTAACCTTCTCTGAGGAATACAGATTAGGGTACACAGCAGCAGTACCTTCTTTATTTTCAGTAGGTTGAGTGGTGGTATCCTCATTAGTGAGGGTAGCATCTGCTTTAGTTTCAGTTGCAGCAGGTTCCACCTTTTCAGGCGTAGTCTTAGTTACTTTCTCTTCTTCTACGCTAACCTCTTTAACAGGAGTAGTATTTTCTACCACTGGTTCTGTTACAGTAGGCTTGGCCTCCTGAGTTTGTGCAGGAGATTCTTTAACCTGATTCACTGGTTGGGCAGTCTGTTGAGATGAGGCAGCGTCACGATTGCTTTGACGGAAAGCCTTAACCACCTGAGCAGCTGTATCGTTCAGACGTGAATCCAAAGAGGTAACTTCGATATGAGGAACTTTCAGCTCCGGGTAAGCCGAGGCGAGAGCATTGGCAATATCGCCTACGGTTTTAGCTTCAAGCCCTACTTGCTGGGCAAACTTAACAGACTTGGTATCGTAGGGATTGACACCAAGACCGGTACGACTACGAACCCATTCACGGGAGGGCGTGAGAGCCTGGTAATGGACAGACTTATTCTTATCCGCATTCCCAGAAATAAGATGCTCGTTCAACGCTCCAACCTTATTGCTCATGTGTTGGGCGAATTGCATAAAGTCGTTGAGGTAAGCGGCGGCGAGGTCGAGGTTACCAGAGTTATACGCAGACCGAATACGCTGAGCGTGCTGCAACGCAGAGTACTGACCTTCCTCCGTTCTACTCTCATCGGTTTTAATCTGCTTACCTACAATGTCTTGAGGGCGAAGACCTAAGCGTTCAGCTTCGGTATCAAACTCACGAGCACCTTTCAAGAGGGCAGCAGCAGTAGTTAATGCAGCCCTCTGACGGTTATTCAGCTGAATACGACCTTCACTTGCGTGCTTAAGAACCATGTCCACTGACTCAGGGGAAAGCTTCTCAGGAGCAACCTGTGCAGCCATTGCTGCATTATTAACTTCCTGTTGAGTAGGATTCTCACCAACTTCCAGTTTGCCTTGTTCTGCTGCCTCAGTAACCATACGGTTAATAGCACGGAAAGCACGAGCAACTTTTGGGGTGTTCTGAATGTTGGCGATAAGACCAGAGTACTGGTCGAGTACAGCATTAGCTGGTGAATCGCTAGGCAGGTTATTAAGAGCAGCCGGGTCACGGTTTACAAACTCTTCAAAGCCCATAACCCCATCATACAGATAGGAGGCAGCAGTCATCAGCGCTTCTGGGTCAGTCTCTTCTGTAGAGTTAACCAGGTCTGCTAATTTCTGAATAGCTTCTACACGGTTAGTAGAACCAGTGACAGCAGCTTTAACTGCATCCGGTGCGTCAGCATATTCAGCTTCGTCGAAACGAGTAGCATTAACCAAGTCAGAAGCATAACGATAAGCAGCTTCTTTCTGTTCTGGAGTAGCATCGGTTTCATTAACAGCAGTGTACAGAGTCTCTTCAGCATTAGCAGCCTGTGCTGTGGCTTCCTGTGCAGCAGCCTGAACGGTTTCGTCAGCTACAGGGGATGCTTGTTCATTCTGTTGCATAACTCTCTCACCACGAGCTACCAGAGCGTCACGCAATGGTTTAGTAGCAGCAGACCCAACATTACCTACAGCACGCAAACCAGCCATAGTAGTACGAATGGCAGGAGACAGAGCAGCACCCACAGCCTTACCAGCAGCACCAGGAGCTTGTACAACACCAGCAGCACCAAAGCCATAGAGAGCACCCAAGCCAAGCTGTTCACCAACACCTTTAGCCAGGTCTTGGTTTTTATCGATGTTCTCTTTCTGTGCAATGTTTTGAGACAGTTGACCGGTAGCACCTTGGATACCCTCTTCAATAGTCTCACGACCAATGTTACTAACTGCTGAACCAAGGGAACCTACACGCATTGGGGCCGTCTCAAAACGAGATACCAATGGACCAGTAGCAGCAGCAATAGGGAATTGAATAGCAGCAGCATCAATACCAGTTTCAGATGCAGTATGACGGCGTGCTTCATCAGGAGACATACCATCAGCAATGTGCTGTTGATATACCGGAGATTTAGCCAGCAGTTCCTGGTGAGGCATTTTAAGAATATCATTGACCGTCTGCTGGTAAACGCCACCAGCTTCCATTGCACCAATGCCCAGCATACCAGGAGCAATACGACCCGCTTTATCCAGAGCAGCAACACCAATACGAGCCAGTGAGTTAGTATCACTAGCTGCATCAATTGCAGCAGCTACACGAGCACCTTGTACAGCACGAGTACCAGTAACTACTTTACCGAGTGCATTGATGCCTTTAATGATTGGGCCAGCAGCAAACAGGGAACCTACACCCTCAGCCAAACCATCAGTTAAAGCAGTACCGTCTTGCATTACGTTACCAACAGAATCCAGAGCATCACGACCAACACGAGACAGTGCAGCAATGGTAGGGTTAGTACCATCTTTAATATCTTGCTTATACTGGTTCTCGTTTTCCAGTGCAGTAATCTGACCCTGGGAAGCAACGACCTTACGACGAGCATTCAAAGCATCACTCTGTGTAGAGTGTACCCAATCACCCAGGTTACCTAGTTGTTCTGATACCCAAGAACCAGCATTATCATTGACCAAGCCTGTTCCAAGAGCAGCAATGCCCCCAAGGGAATTAGCAAGACCAAGACCAACACCAGTAGCAGTGTCAATGGCTCCACGCCCCGGAGTGCGTTCAATAGTCTTATCACGGTATACCTGGTCAGCAGCATTAGCTCTTTGATTAATAAGTTGAGTACCTTGCTCGATACCATACTTATTAATGAGTTCTAATGGGGAAAGGTTAGTAAAGTCGGATGCAATAGAACCTTGCTCAAAGGCACCAGTTCCTAGATTTCCAACACGTCCAGCCTGAAGCTGGTAGGCGTTATCTTGAGAGATAGGAGTAGGGATGACACCTTGCTCTGCCTTCTTCTGGTCGGTTGCAGTAGAGACGCTAACTTGCTTAGCATTGGTTACGCTGTCTGCAAACCCAGCCAGTCTGTCAAATGTTGACATGGTAGGTTTCCTATTCAAACTTATATCTATTAGAGAACACACTATATACAAAGTGTGGGTGATAAAAAAGCCCCGAAGGGCTTTTGTTAGTATGGGATAATTTAGCGAGTTTGCATATAGCCAGGAATCTGGTTGGCTTGTCTCAGGTAACGTTCTGCCCTTGAATCATTCTCCCGTTTTACAGCCCGGTCAGTAGTAGCCTGAGACTGGAATGTACGAGGAGCCAGGTTCTGTGGGTCAGCAGTTACTTGTTGCTGTGCTGCCTGAAGCATCATCTGTGCACGTTCTACAGCAGCTTGGCGAGAAGGTAACAGAGCAGTCAGTGCAGTTTGACCAGTACTGATTTTGTTCTGTGTATTCTGCAATTGAGCCAGTGCAGCGTCATATGCTTGCTGTGCAGCTTGTACGTTCTGTGCAGCCTGAGCTGTAGACAGATTACGTACAGATTGCTCCAGTGGTTCACCACGTTGCAGTGCACCAACCATTTGGTCAACAGCATCGTCATTAAGACGAGTACCATTACCAGCTTCATTGGAGATGAACGGATTAAGTCCTTGCAGCCCACGCCAAATCATATTCTCTGGTACGTTAGTCTGTGCACGTTGCATGACAGTTGCAGCCATAGCAGGCGACACACCAGCACGTTGAGCAATTTCATTAACACGAGCCAAGACCCAGTTACGGTCAGCACCTTTGAAGTCATTCTCAAGCAGACGGTTAACAACTTCACCAGGGGTAGCAGTATCACCTAGAGTACGCAGGTAATCCGGTACGTTACCCACTGCATTGTTTTCCATCAAACGAGTACCAATCATACCAGTAGCCAGATTACTTACTGCCTGATTGCCTTGTACAGCTTGCTGTACTGCAAGAGGGTTTGCACCTACTTCAGCTTGTGCAATAAGACCCTTCATCTCATTCCAGGTTCTGTTCTTATAAGCACCTACGGTAGAGTCTGGTAGAGCAGCCCAAGTATCTTTAAGGTTACCGTTCTTACGGGCATTAAAAATAGCTTCCCCAATCTTGTCCTGGTTCTCAGGAGAAAGTGGCATGTTACGCCAGTTTTCACCCAGTACTTTAGGAGCAAAGTCTTCGAGAGTAGCCTTGTTAATCTGGTAAGCACCAACAGGGGAAGCACCCTGAGAGCTAATCATATTAGCCTGGTGGTTGGTTACTTCACCAATACTCATCTGAGTGATTGGTTTACTGGTTCCCTGGAACTGGTAAGTCACGTCAAACGGACTACCACTACGAGTGCCAGCAGTGCCTGGAGCAGAAGTAACGTTGTTACCATAAGTGCCTGGATATTGCTGGGCCAGTAACCCCTGGAGTCGAGCTTGAGCCGTTGGTGACAACTGTTTGCTATATGCTTCTGCAAGGATACGAGCATCGTTAGGGTTCTCCGCACCACGGACAATCTGGGACAGCACACCAATAGCAGCTTGACTATCTGCATCATCACGCATGTTGGTACCGAGGTTAAACAGGTCACGACGTTGACCAATGGCATTACTACCTTGGTTCTGAAGTCGGCCCATAATCTCTTGTACCTGGTCAGCAGGAAGAGAGTCTAATGCACCACCGTATTGCTGTTGTGCACGTGCAATAGTATTAGGGTCACCACTTTGGTAAGCCAGAGCCAGTTGACGTAAAGCAGGGGAGGCTGCATCACCACGGGCATCCAAGTCTTGCATACGACCAGTACGGTAAGTGTTGTAATCCAGAGCTTGTTGCTGAGTAGCTTGGTTCAACAAATTACCTGTACGGTTATCAAGATTTTCCAAAGTACGGTTAGAAATCAAAGAGGGGTCTACCCCCTGAAACAGAGCACCACTTGCCAAAGCATTACGGTACTCAGTCGGGTCTTGATATTGCAGAGCATTCTGCATTACCTGGTTACCTACCTCTTGTCTTGCAGCAGTCTGGAAATTACCCAGTGCATCACTAAGACCAGCAGTAGCATTACCAAGCAGACCACTGAATGAACGAATGCTGTCACCAACTCCAGAGAAGTTAGGTGCATCAACATTTCGCCAAGTAATCTGAGCCATAATTACCCCTTAACGAGTAAGCTTGTTACGTTCAATATAAGCATCTGCCGAAGCAGAATCACGGTTTTCTGCTACAGCACGGCTACGAGCACGGTCTTCTAACGCAGTGTTATACGACTTAATCTGGTTGTTCAGATTGGTGTTCGCAATACTTTTAGCGAAGTTAAACTGGTCTTTAGCGAGCTTATTGGATTGGAATGCTCCAAACAGATTACCTAGTGAACCAAGGGCACCCAGTCCTAACTGGAAGGTTGGGATATTCATACCCAGTTGGTCAGACAGCCCAGTAAGAGGAGTGCTGTTAGAGCCTCCAAGGGAACCAGCCAAAGACGTATCAGGTTGGTAAGCCATAGCAGGGGTATTAAACCCCATGTTGCTATTGCCATTATTAGCCCACTGGAAGGCACCAACCGAAGGTTGCGTATTACCAGTTAAGAAGCTTAAATCCATCAGGACTTACCTCACGTTAAATCAATATTAGTGGTTATATCAGCAAAGTTTGTAATCATGTCCAAGGACATACTTGCGATATCTGAACCAGTCATGAGAGTACGGTTAGTGAAGCAATCAAGTGACTCAATCCCAATAAAGGAGAGTGGGTCGATTATGCCTGAACCGTCAGTACCAAACATTTCCTGATACTTACTCTGAATAGCTTTAGAGTCAGTATTGTACTGCTGTAACACTTCCTCTGTCTTACGAATAGTATCAGCAGTACTTGCATTAATATACTGACTAATACCATTGCCTACCGATGAGGTGAGCATAGTTAAGTTCTGAGCACTAGCCATGTTAGCAATCATCGTGGACATAGAGGTACCTGTAGACAGAGCAGTACCTACGTTCATTGCCACAAAGGAAGCAATAGCAGTAACGATAAGACCAAGTTTATCGCCAAACAATGCGGTAGAAACTTTGCTAATAATGGACATAACAACCATAGCAGCTACTGCATTGGCAATAGCTCCTACGATAATGGCAGCAATACCAGCAAAACCTAATGCAGCACCAACTGAACCATATGCACCGAGAATACCTGCACCAGCTGCTGCACCAGTACCCATAGAGGCAACTGAGATAACAATGGCTACAACAATAACTGCTATCTTAAATGCTCCTGTTTGGTACCACTTCTGTTTAACTTTCTTATAGCTATTAAGGACTAAGTAAGTACAAGCAGTAGACAATTGAGTACTACGAACCAGTGACATTGAACGGTAGATGCTGGTATGAAGTGGGATAAGGAATCCTGACTCATCTGCATCATCCAGGGCTTCCTTAGCAGTAGAGTCAACACTCTTATCCTTATAGACCATGTTACGGTGACGAAGACCGTACACGGTTAATTTTTTATATGTACCATTGCCGGTCTGCCAGAGCATCTCAAATGCAGGCATGGTCTTGGAGCTGGTGTACTCAACAAGGTCACCCTGGGTATTAGTACGATATGACTTACGGGTTAGAGTAATGGTCTCGCCCATTTGAGTTTTGAGTTCGCCTTTCTTAGCACCTTCCCATGCAGTACCAGTATGGTTAGTCTCAAAAATGTAGTTCCACTCCACAGTCATATCAAACTTATAGCCTTTGGTGCTACGTACTCTGTATTCCCTTTTTGGGATAACAGGATACTCAGGTGGATTTGGTGGGGTACTGACAACTACAGCACCACTAGTATTATCTGCCCACCACTGTGAATACCCCTCTGCATCCATGTTAGCCAACTCATACGCCTGTATAATTGACTCCATAGTTGGGTAGTTTGGGTCAGCTGGGAAAGCTTCAGCAGCCATCTCAAAGAATCGGAATATGTACTCTTTAGCTGTGTCTTCCGGGGTATTTAGTGCACAGCCGAAAGCACCATAGATGTACTGAATGTCGTCAATATCATCGTTGTCCTTGAGGGTGTCCAGTACCTTATTCAGCTTGCCACCAGTAGACTTACGCAAAGCAGTCTTACAGAGTGGGTACATTTCCTCATCCCGGTCTATCCAGGTCTTATCAGACCTCATTGGGATGAATGGATAAAACCTGCTGTCGTCAGAGTAAGTATTAAATAATGAGTCCAGCTCATCATTTCCACTACCCTCCTTGTAGATAAAGAGGTGTGGTTCGCCAGCAGCATCAGTAATGGTTTTAGTTGATACAGTTTGAGACGTATACTCAAACTGTATGTACTCACCAGTAGTAGTTGTAACCCGTGTTTCAATAACACCACCACCGAGGTCAATCTCCTCAGTGACTGTACTAGTACTGGTCTTCTTGGTTCCAAGCTTAGTATGAGTCATAACCCGGTTATCTATGATTACCTGTGCAGTAGTAAGAGACAGATTAAAACCTCTCTTATAAACCTTGACGTAATCATTCCAGGTTTCAGTACCAGTATCTGTTGTAGTGGTTTCCTCATCAGGTCTTCCATCAGAAAAACTTGAATGTACTACTACAGTAGTGTTAAGGGTTTCACTTCTTGGGGTAAAGTCCTCAGACACGGTAGACCAGAAGAAAGTAGACGGTAGCTCACTTTCATTACTGAAAGTAAGCAGCGGACCAACTACAGGTGGGTCTTCTTTAGGGTCAGAATAATATGTGTAATCTACATAGAGATACCGAGAACCTTGTTCAAAATTGACAGGGGTAAACTGAATAGTAGAACCACCCTCCTGCGATTCCATAGTGATAACGCCAGTCTCATCATCAATATCAATTTCAAACTGTTCATCAATACGAGATGGTGCGTTTTCATAGATGTACTGGTCACACCATTCCTGGAAGTCTCCAAAACCAATGTCAGCACTTTGAACGTAGAGTACCTTACCATCCTTGGTAGGAAGACTACGTTTAACCAGTTCTGGGTCAATCTTAGCAAGAGTGTTCAGCGTAGGACTAGTAAGCCCGATATGCTCATCAAAATGGTTCTTACTCCAGCTTGAGAACAAACGCATACGAATACCAGGGCCACTAATGTAGCTATTACCTATAACGTCACTCATAGAGAAGTTACTGGCATTAAGTATCCCGCCAATGACAGTAGTCTTCATATAGTTAGGACGATTATTTATATCCCCTGCCAGATTATAAACAGAGGATGCTACATAGATTTTAGTCTTTCCGCTGAACAGTCCCATAAATTATCCCAGGTTGTTGTTCGATTTCAGTGTCATAAGAATCGGGTTGATTTGGTCATTGGTGAAACCATCCGGTGGAACCAGGCCCTCATCAATAGTCTTCTGAGTAATCCATGCATCAGTAAATAGCTTGGCTGCTTTAACCTCAGAATCACGCTTATAGCTAGTAATCTGCTGGTCATACAGGTCTTTCTGCTTACCAATACTACCCTTAATTGGCAGAGCATCAGAACGAGTATCCTGAGTCTGAGCACGCTGTACTTCATACTGCTCTTGTAGCAAACGTTCTTGTGCTGGAAGAATCTTATCCAGGTTAAACAAAGCAGCACAGTAGTTCTGGCTCTCATTAGAGAGTCTCAGCTTAGTTAAGGCATATTCGGACTTAGTAGTCAGTGCCTGTACCTTAGCAAGTACAAACTGAGCCTTAGCCGTTGCCAAACCAACCCGTGCAGTAACTGCCTGAATCTGTGCCAGTGCTGCCTGGAAGTAAGCAGAGTCACGTCCTAACAGGAATTGAACAGCATTGCCCATACATGCTTCTAAAGTAGCAATGTAGGCTTTAGTGTACTCACCACCGGTAATTCGGTTCTCTTTGAACTCAGCCTTAAGATGCTTACTGGCTGATTCCATCAGTGCATCGAATACACCAGAGCCACCTACTTCACGGGTAGTAAGGGATTCGTTGGTGATACGGGGTACTTCTGCAAAGATTGGAGAATCATCGCCACCTGGGATATCCCAGTTAGTCATATCAACTTCTGGTAGGGTAAAGTCCTCACCAGCAGTAAGTGCTAACAGCAATCGGTTAGCTTCTGTTTCTGCCCCACAAGACATAGTCTTTTCCTCTTGGTTCAAATGAAAACGGCCCACGGTATATTACCAATGGGCCGTGTTAGCATCAGCTTATACTTTAATCGTCGTTTAAGCTACCAGCTGCAAGCTGGGCTTGACCCAGTTGCTTCAGCTCTTCTGGAGTCAGAGGAGGCAGAACTTCAATTGCGAATTCACGAACCCATTGCTGTTCTACACGTTCTTTACCGTTACGCCCTTTCTTAACGCTAACGTGCAGGAACTTGCGACTCTTCAGGAGTTTATAGAGGCAGTAAGGGATGTGGTAGCCATTGTCAGTTGCTTCGCCATATGGAACGAACTTACGAACAGTACCCATATAGTCGTTAGCAACAGTAAGAATTTCACCTGGCAAATCTTTCTTCTTCGGGTCCAGGTTTTGAATACGTACACGAATCAGTCGAGTATTCTCAAGACGGATACGTTGAGCCATGCTCAGTTTGTCTTCTTGTACGGTAGTAGTAGCCAACGGGTTTACTTCAGCTTGTTCCTGTTCAGTGATGCCTTCCTGTGCATCTGCCACCTTTTTACGCAGTGCTTCCAATCCGATGTTATTAGAGAATTTGATACCCATCATGGTTGCACGTTGCTTAAGAATGGTCATCTCATCAACTTGTAACTCATCAACGGAATCGTTGCCCTGAACGTTGTCAGTGGTCGGCTTGTCGTTAATGCTCATGTCATGTTTCCTTTGGTTCGATTAAAGGGGGGAGTTACCTCCCCCGTATTTTATTACAGTGGTGCAACAGTCTTAATCAGAGCCAGACGCTCTGGACGTTTAACCAGGATGCCATAGTACCACTTAATGCTGGAGAAGCCAGTTTCACCGTAAGGGTCGTTACGGTCAGCCGTCTCTTTACCCGGCATTTTGGTCATGACAGTGAACTTAACAGACTTACCATCAGTCTGGAAACCGATAGAGGTAAACGAGTCGTCACCAACTACCAGCATTGGGAACACGTCATAGTGCTCAGTACCATTCACGGTAGAGGTACGGTAGCCTGGGTTAGCAGAAGTAGCTTCTGCACCAGCACCTGCCCAATGCAGCATCTCAGGAACCTGAATGATACGGAACTTATCAATAGAACCGATTTCACCATTCATCAGGGTACCAGCATCACCATAGTGCTGAACTTCGATGAAAGCTTTGTTACCAAACAGGTCTTTCATTGCTTTCAGTTCTGGTACCAGCTCAGAGCCTACGTACATTACACGGGTAGAACCGATGACACGGGTGTCAATCATACGGGAACCAGTGATAATAGTAGTCTGGGTCGGTGTACGGTTATCGGTCAGGATTTGGTCCAGACGCATCAGGTTCTTGTAAGAAACTACGGAAGGAGCTGCACCTTCACCAGTGACTTCGTCATCAGAAGTTGCTGCTCCTGCATACAGAATGGTACCGGCAGCAGCCAGCAGGTCTTTTTGCAGTACTGCTTCAGTCAGCTGAACGGCACCGTTCATCAGTTCACGAGACAGGTGTTCTTTCAGGCCATCGTCAGAATCGAAATCCAGGGATTCCTGGGTGAATTCGTAGAAGAAACCAAACTTGTGAATGGAACCTTCACGAGACAGACGGGTAAAGCCAACACGGTTCACACGACCACCGTTCTCAGTCAGCAGAGGCAGACGAGAGGTAATGGTACCGATGTCTTTGCTGGAACCATACAGATTACCATTCACGATGGTAGCACCGTTGGCGTCAATACCCTGGTCATTGATGTTCTTGTCATCCAGCAGAGGAACATATTCGTAGACTTTAATAGTCTTACCGTAGTTCTTCGGCATATTGGTAACAGATGCCAGAGGCATGAAATATTGGTCTTTACGAGATTGGATAATAGCTTTCTTCAACCAGAAGAAGGTATTCATCTGGTCAGAGTTAGCACCATCAATACTAGACTTTTGACCGTCAATAGGAGCGTTATAGTTAAGCATGTACTTTACCTTTTAAAGTCTACCGGGTACGGGTAGTTTAGCGAAATCTTCGTCACTCATAGCGAGTGGGTTAATAAACTGTTCTACTTTACGTGGTGCAGCTCGACTAGGAGATGCAGCACTTGCTTGCTCTGTGTTAGTAATAACCGGTTTAGGTTGTACTACACGAGTAACTACAGGAGCTTTAGCAGCTGGAGTAGTTACAGTAGGTTCTGCCTTTGGCTGCACCAGGTCAGCAAATCCACCAGCAGCAGCCAGTTGATTACCAACCTGATTATACGCAGCCAAAAACGGAGTACCAGCCGGAATCTGACCTAACATTTGCAGACGACTCATTTCAGAAACGATACGGTCGTAAATACCATTTTCACGTTGCTGCTGAATTGTCTGTAGTAAGCCACGATTCTCAAACAGTGCTTCTTTACTCTGTGCATCCCATGTCTGAGCGATTACACCTAAAGTAGCTTGTCCTTCTGGGGTAGACTTTAAATCGTCCAGTTCGGTTGCAAATGCTGCTTCAGCGTCAGTTACACGGTGATTGCCTGCTTGGTAATTAACTTCCTCTTCCGGGTTAATATCGAGAGGGTCAATACCAGCTTCTTTAATCAACTTCTTAATAGCGTCAGGGTTCTTTTTCTCCAGGTCAATCAGGAAAGAAAGTTTACCTTCATCCATTAATCCGTTGTTTTCCAGCATCAGCATTACCTTACGATAAGGCTGCAATTCTTGCATTTTACGAGTGTAGTTAGCACCCATCTGCATCAGGCTAATGGCCTCCTCCGGTGAACGGGGAGTAATCATTTTACCGTTAGCTTTAAAGGGGGCCATGATTTGCTCGTAGCCTGCTTTATAGTTGAAGTCGGCGGGCAGACCTTCAGACTTGGGAGTTTCCTCCTGCTTGTCTTTACCTTCAACCTGGCCGGGTTGTTCGGTAGTAGAGGCATCTTCAGTAATCGGCTTACCGTTACTATCAACTTCTGTATTGTCAACTTTATCATTAACATTATCAGAATTGGAAGAGTTTGCATCTTCTACTTTTTCAACTTCGGTTTCTACTTCAGGTTCTACTTGCTGTTGCTGTTCAGCTTGAGTGGCAACTACATCGTCATTATTCTGACTATGAGCATTGTCATCTTCTGGGTTGTTCTGAGTGTCTTCAACAACAGGGGAAGACATATTCAGAATCTCATCATCCGACATTTCGAAAATGTCGGAAGCCTTATTAGTGGCTTCCGTAGTCATAGGATATCTCCGGGTTATTATTCAGTTTCATCTTCTGGCTGGGCACGAAGTTTTTCGAGTTCATCGTCCACATCCAGAATAGAGCGTTCACTGGAATCTGCCATACGCAAGGTAATGTCCAGCCAACGTTTAAGGTGACCACCTGCCTGAGCCAGTGCTAATGCATCTGCTCGCTGGTCTGCTGTAAGCAGTGGGTCACAGGATTCTTGTACGTAACGTGCAGCTGACTGAATACAGAAATCTTCCAGAATGACTTTACGGAAGAGTGGGTTACCCATGAGTTTACGCACATCTTCTGCATAGGCAACAGAGGCTTTCAGCTTGTTACGGTGGATTTCTAGTTCTTCAATGGTATATTCGGTTGACATGGTCTGCCTCTTATTAAATGTTCATACCAGGACTAAGAGCTGGGTCTTGTGCTGGGTCAAAGTATTTGGAACCAATTGAGAGAGCTGGGTCATTCTGTGCTGCTATCTCTCTATCAGGTATAGATTGAATACCCGAATTATCTCCGTTGGTCAATGCATTATACCCAATTGCAGCAGATATGTTAGGGGAAGAATCACCTTCTTTCTGTGGTTGGGTAAGTGCCTTAGTAACTTGCAGGTTCTGGTTACCCTGAGACTGAGCTTTCTGCTTATCCATCTCACGAGCATGTTTAGTACCAGATTCCTGTTCCAGGTAATCCAGGTTAGTAAGGTCTTTCTTAGCAATCTCTGCTTCAGCTTTAGCTTTGTTGAGTTCAATTTGAGATTTAATTTCTTCGTTCTCAAGTTGTGCTTTCTCAACAGCAAGACGTTTAAGTTCTTCTTCCATCGGGTCTGGTTGTGGCTGATAAGTACGTAATTCATGTGCCAGGTCAGGCATACGTTTAAGGTCTGCAACCTTAGCGAGTAAACGTAACTTAACATCCATTGGTACAGAGTCACCCAATGTTTGAACCATGAAGCCTAAATCCTGGGACTTCTGGTTATCAATCTCAGCAGTATTAATATCAACTTCTAAGTCGAAGTTACCTGCTAAGTCTTCACGGTTTACTTCAATAAACTCTTCGTTAGTGATTCGAACGACTTCTTTCTCTGACAGGAATACAGCATTCATTGCACAAATCTTTGTGCCAATGTCAGCCATACCTTTTGCCAGACGTCGTAAAATAGCCATCTCACGCTTAGAAGCAGCGTCGAGTACACCGCGAATACCGGCAGCAACATCACCGTAAGCTTCACCTGTTACACCACCAGCAAATGCTTTAACACCCGTTAGTGCCTCTGCTTCCTGGTTCTGCATTTGGGACATTACAATAGCTGACTGAGGTAACTCAGGGAACTTATGCTCAATAATGGACTGAGCTGGGTTACCTTGTAATGGGTTGTACTCATAGTCTTGCCCATCCTCAAAACGTCTACGGTTAAGAGCATCGAGCATTCCTTTAGGGTAAGCACGTTGACCGTTGGCACTACGACCAAGTAGGTCAATCATGCCACGCATAGTAGCACCCAGAATCTTTTGGTTTTCACCAAGCAATTCTGCATCAGCTTCCCCAAACAGGTCTCGTTTACGAGGCATGTAGGGAGTAACAACAATTGGTAACTTACCGTCAGGATAGGGATTCTTCTCTAAACGAATAAGAGTGGAACCAATCCAGGTGGCTACAATTGGTTGCAACTCGCCCTTACCATCTGTATCCCAGAATCCCCAGTATTCATATGCAACTACACGCTTACGCATAGCATCCCGGAACTGGAAATCTCCAGGGGTATTGGATGCATGGTCTGGGTCAGTAATAGGAGAGCTGGAATCCCAGTCAATCTTATCCAGGTTGTGGTAACGACCAGGTACCTTAAGTAAGTCAGCCTTACAGGTTTCAAAGGATATGACACAGTAGAGTGCTTTATCTAAATCACCATTGCAGGATGGGTCAACTACTACGTTGTTAGGGTCGAGAAATTCTACAGTAGGTCTGTTGACGATTGCCTTTTCAATCTCTACTTCCGTGGAACCAGACTGAATAGCGTAAGTAGCTTCGCCGGTTTCCTCAAAGTAGTTAACTGCTTCTTTAATGTCATCCGGTACGTTTTCCTCGTACTGACGAGGGTTAGCAGTCTTTAATTCCATAGCCTGTTGCAAAGCCTGAATCTGCTCTTCTGTTTCAATTGGGTAAAGCTGGAATACTGGAGCTTCCTCTTTAACCTTAATAATACGACGGTCCCAGCCTACACGAGCAATACTGGTACCATCATCCACGGTAGAGTGAATGAAGTCATCAATGAGCTTCACACGGTTAAGTTGTGTACGGAACTGGTAGTTCAGTACTACCTCATTCTGACGAGCTGCATCAGCATCTTCCCAGGTAGCAGGCTTTACCGTAAATAGCTTAGGTGAAGACAAGAATGGTTCAGACAGAGGAGCATAACGCCACTCTGCCTGACGGCGAACCAGTTTAGGTTGAACCTGAGAACGACCTTTAATCTTAGGAGGCTTGTGCTTACCCGTTGTTTTACGTAAGTCATTCCAGTCATTGATTTCATTCATCAATGCATCATGAGCTGGTTTACCTGCCTCAAGGTCAGCCTTTAAGGATTGTATACTGGGTTCCTTTGCCCAGTCTGTAAGCTTACTAGACTCGCTTGGGTCTGGCATTGGCTTCATAGAATCAACGGTTTCCATAATAAGTCCTATTCTAATAGTTTACGGTCTGCTCGAATCTGATTGGACAATTCAATTATTTGCCCGTCACGGAGTCTAACAGTTGCCCGGAGTTCTTCAACCAGCTGTCTGCCTTGTTCAAGACTGTTGTCGAGTCTGGCTGCATGGCTTGCAAGACTTCTGCACTCAGTGGCTCCACCTTCGGCTTGACGTTGATATACTTTGGCTCTTTGTTCAGATTGCTGCAACCTAGCAGAGTACTGACTAGAGATAGCGTCAAGAGAAGCTTGGTAATTCTCGTTGGCAGTTTTGAGTCTTGCTTGCAATAGCTCGACTTCGTACTTGTGCTGTCTGCTAAGTGCATCATTCTCACCTTTAGCTTTGTTAATAGCCTGCTCGTCTAAACGCTTCTGTGCATCCCATTTGGTTTGCACAGAGTGCTGACCAGTCTCGTATACTCTCCAACAAATAAAGGCTGCTGACGCAGCCAATAAGATGATGGAGCAAACCTTATAGTTTAGCGTCATCATTACACTTCTCCAGAGGGACATTACCGATACGGTTAGCAACCCAACCATATGTAAAGTCTGGCATATTCAGTGAGACGTAATGAGTAAGCTGCTTACCATCCAACATCTTAATCATTACCTTACACGCTGCCACTTTGCCTCGTTTTTGTTGAAGGGCTTTATATGCGTTTAGTGTACCTGCACCGACTTTACCATCAACTTGGATTTTAGGGTAGTCTTTGCCACCCCTGCTTAAATCATTTAAGGATTCTTGCAACCACTTAGATGGGCGTGAAGTACCAGTGTTAACACCAGCATCCACAAGCTTATGGGTAACGGCTGGGCTAATGGAAGCAAATTCAAGAAAGCCAGGCTTGACAATATAGTCATCCACATAGATGTCTGCTGCCATATCCTTGGTTAAACCCTTCATTGAACCATTCCAACCATACTCCCTGGCTAAGGTTTCTTTGTGGGACATTGCTACGGCTTTGGTGATTCCGTGATTAGTTTCACCTCCTGGGTCTTTGGGGTTATTTACATAGCCACCTTCCATTGTAAACACTACCCCCAGAATGGTAGCGATTACGGCCCCCACTGCACCTCCTTTTGCAGCTACTTTTTTATTCTTTATCTGCATCACTTGTTTCCTTTGGTTTTAGGTGGAACAACCGAGCAACAATGTTAAGGAAGCAAACCCACATAATGATTTCGCTAGAATGGGGAATTTCCTTAAGTATGTGGGGAGGTATAGCATTTGAGTAGAGTTGGATAAGGTCCAATGCAGAAAAGAAAAACAAAACACCTGCACTTAACTGAATAGATGCCCACTTCCAACACTTCTTCCAGTTTGGTACCAAACCAACCCGTTTAGTTAACTTGCGAACCATGCGAAAATCTCCCGTCTGGCTGCTGCTAATATACCAATGATTGCACCTGCTCCAGCCCATACCCACTTACCAAATATACCAGCACCAACCACTTTGTGCTTGATGGTAATGAATTCTTCGATAGTAGGTTCAGACTTAGCAAGACTATCCTCAACACTCTTAAGTCGTCCTTCCATCTGTTGAACGGAGTCCCTAAGTCCAGATAGGGTCTGTTCTAGTTTTTCTTTAGAACGCTCCTCCTTTTCTTGGTTCTTAAATAAAGTTTCCAGTCTTTCCTCCAATCGGGCAAGAAGAACCGAAGTCGATTCATCGCTCATGAGAAAGTCCTTATTGTTCGTAATGCCACCCAGATGGGACGTATCAGAAGACTCTGACTGAATGATAATACTGATTTAGGCAAGAGTAAGGAAGAAAGAAAAGCCCCCGTAAAGGGGGCTTTTATTATACTGATGTATCCAGGTATCGCTTTGTTATTAACTCTGCCCCAGCTGCTTTGGCTTCATCCTGAGTGCTGTATTCTGATAAATCCATTATCACTTGAATCTGGGAACCAATCCAATCTTCGGGAGTTCCTGTGCATACCAGTTTGCTACCAACAATCTCGTAATCAATCTGCATATCAACCTACCGTAGTGTAACGTACTGTGAATACTAAGTATGTTCCTGCTGCTAACTCTGCAAGAGTACCCTTAGTGGAACCATAGTAGTCTTTATTTAAGGAAAGGTAATAATTACCATCTGCCCCTAAAGTAAAAGATACCGTTCTCAGAGCATTAGCCACATCCTTGTAGGATGCCCTAGAAACAGTAACCTCAGGTACGGTATTGCCAAGTACCCCGGACGAAATGCTTGTTAATGGCACAGGCAACCCAACCATAGGAATATACAAACTAGAGTTGTATGCATCAACGGCAGCAGGTAGTTGTAAAAAGTACTTAGCTTCGACCTGGTTTCTTGTACGAATATAGGATAGGAAGCTGTTGCCACCTAATGCCACATTAGCCGTACCATCGGTCAACCCGTTGGCTACGGTTGAAATAGGTGTTTTACTATTCTTGTACGCAATGGTTTCAAACAGTACTTCTTCCGTATCCCTAGTAAGATAATTTGTATCTTTGAAAGACAGGGGTTGTGTGTACTTCATGCCGTACCACAATGATTCCATAGTAGAGTATGCAGATGGTGTCTGTATACCAACTTGGTGTAGCGGCGTTTGTCTTGCTGCTGTAAGGGTATTAGAAAATACAGTCTGTCTAGACTGAGACGCAGTAATAACCGCCCCATCTGACGAAGCTTTGCTCTGTAAAGCATTAGATGGGCAAAACAGTACAACTCCCATCTTACCCTGGACTGCGGACGCAGGAGCAGATGTAAACAAAGCAATCCTGCTGGCATTACCGTAAGGCCAAGTCACATTATACGTATTTAGTGGTGAAGAATAAAAATCATTACCAGCACTGGAAGTAAGACCTGTGTTAGTAAATGGTGCCCTTTCTATATAACAAGAATTGAGTTCACCAGCCCAAGTAATAGTTTGGAACTGAGTACCACAGATTGGGATACGGTGTCTTCCATGCACTTTAAGGTGGTCGATAAAAATACACTTGTTATAGTGCATACCCCTGGACATGTAATAGAAGGTTCGCCCTGCTACCCCACGGAATGGGTCTGTTTCCGTTGCGGCATATGCATCTGCTCCAGCATTGGTTAGTTTGGTCATTCGACCAGTACCACCATCTTCTACTTTGACTGAATGACGAGTCTTGTAAATATACTGGTCAAAATATGCATCTACCTTAGGATACACAGATGTTGCAGTCCACTCTTCTTTTTTCCCCTCATCCATAATGGAACGGAAGTAGACAAAGTCATTCCAACCTGCCGCCTGTACATCCGGTGCCGGATAGGGAGGTAACTTACTTTGCGGGTAGTTGCCTGCATTTCGTGTTTGCCACCAACCACCAGACAGGAACCCGGCAATTGTGTTGGACATGTGAATGTAACCAAATTCGCAGTGGTCCATACCAGCAGACAGGAAGCACATACCTACTGTATTGAATCGCATTGCTTCCCAATCTAACCACTGAGCAACACCGTCTGCAACGTATCCAATAAATGCATTGTAAATGGCAAACCCACTTAACTGGTTCTTTACCGTCTTAGACGAGTATCGGTTAGAACCGTTAGTAGCAGCTACATAGGTACCATCCCAGTTACTAACACGACCTACAAAAGCAATAGGTTGAGAGGTGCTAACAGTTGCAGCATCCCACGTAAAGGTTAATCGATTACTCCAAATAGAGGTGGAATAGATGTTAACCCCGTAAGGTAGGTCAATAAATACAGGAACAGAAATGGCCTCTTCAGGTGGTAGGGTAACTTCGGACGAGTCTGCAAGTCTATCTGGAGATACAGTACCATCGTCAAAGGGGAGTACCCATGTAGAGCCAGTAGAGCTAATGGTATAGCTACCTTGGAACCACACGTCATTAATACCGGTAATAGAAGCATAGGCTACTGCTGCACGGAATGCAGGACCCCAATCATTAGGTGAAGTATTGTGGGAAGAGAAGTCTTCAACCCAAATTTTGTTGGAAGCACCTGCTACCAGCTTTGCCTCATTAAGTGTAACTGTTGAGCCAGTGGAGGTAGTTATAACTAAGCGTCCCAGTGAATCCACACTAGCAGAACCAACCGTTATTGAATTACCTGACACCCAGTAACATTTTTGGTTAGCAGGATAGTATGCAATTGTGTAGCCCCCAATAGAGGTTCCTGGAGCTAGGTATGTAATCTCACTTACCTTTAGCCCAAATATTCGTGCAATAGTTTGTTTATTAACTTGCTTTGCTACCGGGCCGGATGGCTGGGTAAACATCTTATTCATGGGATAATCCTCATGTTGTAGTTTTATTTTGGTAGCTAAGCGTAAATACTTAGCTACCAATTTATTACCAATTAAAACTCAGGTGCGTAGATACCCCTGACATTAATGGTAGCCCCTTCTCCACTTAGAGCTTCCGGTTTAATGAGAACATTGGGGATATTTACCACTACCCAAGGGTTCTGGTCATTGACTGTGACGCTACAATTAACACGGGTAGTAGCTGAGTTAGGGCAATGAACCGAAACATTAGCTGCCACCAAGGTACCATCCTCGGAACCATAGTAAGTTACACTAGGGTAGCTTTGGGTTATACCGTGCGTAATGACTGCAACCCCAGGCGTACTAATGCTAACACTAATGATTTTGGGTAACCACTGAGGCACACTTAATGACTTAAGCGCCCTTATTTCACCTGTAACGGTATTAAGTAAGAAGGACAGGTTAGCATAGATAACAACCTTGACCTTATAGTCAGTACCTACGTTATAAGATTCTGCTGTAGCATAGAACCCCTGCTGAACCAGGTTCCTGCTGATACCAGCCGACATAGTAAACCAATACGCAGCTTTATCAGCTACAGTAAACTCCAGGGAGTTACCATCCTCTGCTAGAGTAACATTGTTTATGTTGGCCGGTCTCCACGTACCTGTATCATTATCCTTATAAAGCAGAGTCCATTTATTGGTTGAACTAGCCCAACGAACTGATGCTGCACAATGTGCCGCACGAGACCAGGGAGCAATATCTCTGCTGTACTGATTAAGGTCCACATTGGTTTTGTTACTTAGTGCTGCACCAAAGCATGACCACAGACCCCTGGCACCTTCCCTTCCCATCAGGTTATAACCCTTTTGAGTATAGTGTACGCCTTCAGACCCAACATTACCGTCTCTCAGTAAGAAAGAAGGGCAACCATCAAAGACAGTTAACATCTTGTCTCTACCGTTGCATACGTATCGCTGAGCATTCTGGATGGTTGCCCAAGCATACTCAGGTCGGTTAATTGGACAACCAACAGTAAAGTTACAGAAACGAGTGAGTCCTACGTCAGCGTCCACATCAGTAAACAGTTGCAGCAAAGCTCCCCTGTACTCATCAAAAGTAGTTAGCTGCTGCTGGTTTGTTTCCCCCTGGTGGAAACACATAAAGGTAGCACCTACATTTAAACCTTGTACTGCCATCCTCGCTTTTGCTGCGGAGACTGCTGCAACCATCTTCCCATAATAGTCAGAGTTACCTGTAGAGTGCCCTTTTGACAATTGTGCAATAGAGGTAGCACCTCGGCCACAATGTACAACTACAGCACCCCTACCTGATAAACGGTACCACTCATTACAAAAAGCTCCCCATGCGTGCCCGGAAGAAGCTACACCAGTAGAGCTAACAATGTTTTGTATGATTGGTTTAATAGTACCGTCTGTGAAGTCATACATTAATGACTTAGGTAGAGGAGCGGGGAAACCAGAAGTATCCCCGGATAATATAGCTTCCCCAGCGGAGTTAGACTGCCCATAGGTAATAATGACGTCGTATACGTCTGCATACTGAGAAAGGTGGGCAAGTGCATTAATACCCTGCTCTACAGTATTGCCGGATTCCAAAAGTACTATACTAGCCCCATCACCCTTAGTGCTAGAAGAAAGACGTTCCTCTAAACTTGGGTCAGAGACTAAAGTAAAATTAGATTTATCCGTAAGTTCCCAGGATGAGGACGTATTGCCTGATGTACTATACGGTAACGTCACACTAGGTTTAATCTTGTAAACCTTACCACCGTAAGTAATAGTGGCATACATGTGCTTAATCGTTACTGGGCCTTCTGTGTATTCGCCATAGCTAACAACGACTCGCTTAAGTACATCTTCTACAGTTTCCCCGAAAGATGTACCAATGTTAGATGCTCCATCATTAGTCCTCAGTACAGAAAAAATATCAATGTCCATATCTGGGTCAGTTATACCAATGATGACTGTGACTAAGTTACCGGCTTCTAGCTCATCAGCTAAGGTGATGGTTCCGTCACCCTCGTTATAAGTGAAACCCTCCCCGACATCCTGACGAGAACCTTGCACGTAAATGGTCTGCACATCCACAATTGGCACATCAGTGGGTAACTGAATTACAGTTTCACCGTCAGCAACAGCATGATATTTCCAGATACGCACAAAGGATGCATTGGAACCAGTAGCCTTTGTGCTAACCCAGGAACCAGTTGCAGATGGGTCATTGGGTTTAATGCCCGTTGTGTCGTCTGCTACATAAAGGTAATCAGTAAAGTAGTAACCAGCAGTTTCCGATTTATTATAGACACGTGCGAACTTACCAATAGACAGTGGGATGTCTTTAATTGCTTCCTCACTGTCTACAGTAATAATCAGGCCATACTTTTGCAGGTAGTTGTAGATATAAGTAAGGTTACCTAATGCAAGATATACCTCCTTTACTACGTGGTAAGCATCACCAATGATACGGTCTACTAATTGGTCAGCAGAACGAAAATCATTAGTGCACCCACTACCACCTGTGTCAAACGGGTTATGAGAATTCATATCCACCCTCTTCTTTCAAATAATGTATTGGTGTTCGATTCACTGCTGCTACCGAGGTCATAGTCCTTAACCTCTCCGCAGATTGACTCGTACATTTGCAAATACTCTGCTGCCTTGCTTGTACTCTCAGCAGTGTTGAGTCCAGTGTAATAGCTATACGCTACCCAGTACTTTAATGCAGGCAGTAGGGAATCAGGTAGGTCTACTTCCTGGTTCTCACCATCTACAGTAAGAGTTGGATGCTTCGCCTGATAAGTTACCGTAAGTACCTCACAATGACGAGGGCGAATACACTGTAATGTGTCCGGTCTTGGGGTAAATAACCCATGAGGGTTGTGGTTGTCGTTTAGTCCTCGACGTTCCCCCAATGAATCATACACCATCAGTATCTTTATCACATTCTCTTCGAATGGGTTAGTTACTGAATCCATTATGAAAGGGTATTGGGCTAACTCTGGGTCAAAGCCCATAAATGAGTAACGCTTTAAAAGGGGATACTCTGTTCTGCCTTCCCTCATCTCTACGAATACATTCTCAGTCTTAAGAGGAAACCGACCATGTAGTCGGGTAAGACCCTCATTAATAAATTCAAGAATGTAATCTTTCTTGCTTGGCTCAATGTCCTTCTTATCATCAGTGACAACACTGGTGTTATTAAGGACGCTCAGAGCCAGACTCTTATACAGCTCGGTCAGCTTAATCATAATTCCTCACACAATGTAGGAAGATAGTGGGTTGTTATCGTCTCTATCAAAGTCGTCATCCCACATTGGGTCACCGCTCTGATTGACAGGTACCATGCCTGCTTGTGGCTTCCATGGGTTTAAGTAACCCAGCATAGAGATTGTATCGATGCAGTCGTCCTTTCCTTTGAGACCATTGATGGTAGCCAGCTTAAGCTGCCCCATAAATAGCCCCATGATGGTAGAGCTACGCATCTCTTCTGGAAAATACATCTTACCAGTTTTGAACCAAGGAACTACAAGGTTAAAGCGAGAGAGCTTACTTGTTGCAGGACGAATACCAGGTTGTCCTCCATTAGAACTAGCAAAGTTAAAGAAGACGTTACGGTTAAGCATCTCTCTTTGTAGCAGTGGGATGAATCCTCCTTGCTGACCAGTAATCTCTACACCCACTTGTTGTGGCTGGTATTCCTGAACCAGTCTGAATAAGTCATCGAACGTCTTATCCATGAGTTGGCGAGCACAAACACCGTCTACCCAGAACCAGTCACCGTTAGAGCTATAGGCCCATACGGATATTACAGTGTAGTCACTATTATTCTTTTCACTAGTAGCAAAGTCAGTAGTGATATAGAAGTTGTAACAAGACTTCAGACGTAATAGTTGTTCTCGTGAGTACCACTTAATCTCATTGTCCTGAACTAAACGTTCATCTTCAGAGCTGATACGTAGCATCAGTTCCTGATAGAAGCCAGCAAGTTTACCTGTCTTAACAGCCATGTCATATTGGTCGTGAATGTAATCGTATGTAAAACGGTCATCCCATGCACCCTGGAACTCCTCACGAGTACATGGAAACTTCTCACATACAGGCCATACGTTTACGTCCCATGCACCGGATTCAACTGCCTCAATAAGGATGTCTTCTTTATTAAATGGTGTACCGTTAAAGATTACTTTCCTTCGGGTTGGGTCCAGTGCGTGGTTAACCCCTTTATAGACAGTATCCTTAATGGCCTCCATTGCAGTCTTGGAACGTGAGTCATCATCACTAACCAAGTCATCAAGTACACAGAGGGTGGGACGTTTACCAAATATCTTGGTACCACGAAGACCAGTCTTAGCACCAAACATCTTCACACCAAGACGATGCCCTTCAGCATTAATGAACTCCAAGTAGTTATCGGTGAACTTAGCATTTGGAATCCACTGCTGAAGAAAGGGGCTATTATCGTAGCGGAACTCAATGTTCTTACGTGCAGACTTAACACCGTTCTCCATTGAGTCGGATACGTAAATCATACCCTCTACTTTACCCAGACCTGGCAAGTGACCAAATACTGCCAGGAACAAAGTAAAGTATTCCATGAACAACGTAGTCTTAGCAGCACCACGAAAGCACAGGTTAGCAATGTACTGGTTCTTACTTGTAATCTTGTCCAACATCTTCAAGTGGACAGGTGGTGTTTTGTTGGCCTCACCCTCTTTACCATTAACCAGCTTGATAAAGTTGGCAAAGGTAAGAGCAAACTGTGTTGGTACATAGTTTGGTGTGTTCAGTACTGAGTAATCTACTTGGTCCAGCCACTCGTCTAGTTCCTGCTTAATCAGATTAGACATCCGTTACATCCTCGTCGTTTCGAACCAATGAACTACCAGCAATCACCTTAGTAGATGTACCCGATTGAATAGCTTCAATCTGAGCTTCTGCCAACTGGGTCAGTGTGTTCTTGAGTTCGGATAACCCGGAGTTTTCTCGCAGGTCCAGGTTGATATTGGTAACTGCATCCTTTGGTTTAGCCAGATGAGTAAGGATAGAGTTAGCTGCCTGAGTACGAACAAGTTCACTCTGTGCAGTGTCCATGAGTTCTGCCTGCGTGTTAAGTGCCCGTTGGAACAAATCCTGATTAACAATCCAAACAGGAATCAGAGACTGTTCCATAATCAGATTAACAAGCTTGCCCCTGTGGTAAGCAGAAGCGTAGGCAGAGATATCCTTCTCACTGGTTCCTCGTGCAACAAGTTCAGCTTGTCGTTTAGGGAACGTCTTGAAGTAGGCATCCTTATTGCTATACCCCATGTGCTTATAGGTTACGTACTGGACAGCATTAAGGTAGTCCTGGGTTTTGAACTTCCCATCCTTCATGACACCAGCATAGGTGATGAAGTTATTACGAATGTTCTCTGCCAGTACCTGGTCTTGTGTAACGTTGTTAACCATATCCACCAGCTGGTCCGTAACACTGGACTTGAACTGTGGAGGTAAGGCAGCAACGATATCTTTTTTAGTGAGCATGTCAGCCATAGTCTTCCTACTTATGTCTTCTATAAAGTTATGTCTATTTACTAAGATTCTTTTCTTGGGTTGAAAGACCTTGAAGAATCCCCCGTATAGGTTTAGACTTTAGACTGTTTTTAGGCTCCTTACAATACTAAGTCAGAGTCGCGGGAATCCTATTGCCTAAAGGAAAGAAAGAGATGAGATTATTCTTTACACTGGATAGTGATACAACCCAGTACTCTGAGATTGATATTAAGAAGCTTGCACTTATGGAAGGTGACACCATTGTGGTTACCTCCGAAGAATCCCTGGCTTACATGCAAGGTAAAGTCCTAATAGATAACCTTCAGCATGTAAGTGTTAAACTAGTAACTAAAGCAGCTAAGATTATCAAGCCAGTCTCAGCTATCGTCTTCTATGAAAAGATACCTGAAAGTATCTCTATAGACAGAGACGTTGGTGCTGGTAACGTAGCAGTTAGTATCGTATATTGATTAGTACTCGCCCAGGAGAAGGTGGCGGGACTTAGGGCCATCAGTGGTTTTACCTCCTTACACTGCCTAAGTTAATAACCTCTTCAGCTACATTTCAGGCGACTCCTGCTAACAGAGTACCGTTAGACTTACGGCAAAATATCGCCCAGCTTGGATGAGTAGTATCAGAGTGAACTGATTTGACAAACGCAAGGTATAGGAGAGGGAGGCCCACTGCAATGGGTCTCCCTTTTTCTTTAAACACAGGAGCTTTAACATGGTTCGAATAACTGGTGTAGATTTGGACTGGCAACGTAAGAATGGCAGGCTTCCCACCTTCGATGCAGGTTCCCCGTTACTATTCTCCTCATTCAATAAAGACGCACAGGTTCACTTACCTGACTGTGATGAATCATACGCTATCATGGGTAAGTGGTTACTGGATGGTATAGAACTTAACCCCGTCATACTTACCAAGACCAAGCACATACCCATATCCTACAACCACAGAAGCTTTCACTTCGTAGAGGTTCCTGGTTATGAGCTGGTGGTTAGTACTGACCCCTTTCTTAAGACATACACACTATGCTTCGCAGCTAAACACAGATAGGTACCATCGTGAAAGTGAACTGTGCTTTACCAAACTACATAGACGATATTGACCTAGAAGACTACTTCCTTAAGTCATTGAACCACCTTATCCTGGTTCGGAACCAAGAAGAGAAAGAACTCCTGCTGGGTGAGTTATTCATAAAGAACATCCCGCATGGTCACCTTCGTATAATTATCCTACGTGACGATGAAGTGTACCACTACACTCGTGGTACTCGTCGTCCTTACTACCTGGCTCATAACGAAGTAAAGGTAGCTGTATTGGATAACGGGGACAAGTTTATCTCCTGGGCCTCATCTTCTCCTATTTATAACGTGGTTGGTGCCCAACTGGGGTAATTTATGAGAGTCTTTTACTTAATTGGCCCTAATAACATAGTCTTCTACTCCGCCAATATAAACAAAGCCATTGGCCACCTTTGTGCCAAACCTACTTTGTTTATCTTGGTTGAGCCGGGTGAGGTAGCTGACTTGCTATTAGGCCACGCCCTTATTAACAACAGCCCTGCTACTATTCAGGTAGTAACCCCTGGTTCATCTTATGAGTCCAAGCCTAATCAAGAGGTGTTCTTATTCCGGGATTCTACAGAAAACTTTGTCGTAAGCAGAAAGTATCCCCAAAGTGGTTGGCTAAACTCCAATGCATTGCTCATTACATACAGGGGTTAGTCTATGACAAGAATTGAAGCTTACACTCAACTTCTAATGGGTAAGGTTATATACATACCCAAGGTTAACCAGCTACCTTGGAGAATGTTAGAAGACAGGAGCATTGTTGTGGGGGCTAGTCACATGGATATGACTAAGCACTTCCTAACAATGCATACCCTTGCTAACGGATGGGAACTCTATGAATGAGCCAGTAAGGAAAGGTAACTTGTATCGTAGTCCTGCACCTGCTGCCCATGCTTACCTAGTTATGGAAGTAGGTATTAAGACTACCACTGTAATCAATATACGCTCTGGTAGTGAATACCTTATCAATCGAGCTGCCTTAGCTAACGAGTATGAACTGATAGGTACACTTTACAATGAGTCATCATATAAAAATAGGTAATGTCTACGCAGTAAATAGAGCCGTGTTTGTAGTATTAAGTGTAACCAGTACAAGTGTCATGGTAATCAATGTTCGCACTTCAACTGTAACCGTTCGACAGCGAGACCATATAAATGAAGCCTGGAACTTGATAGGCACCGCTTACATCCCCAAAAAGGAAGCTATCTAGTATGAAACAAGTAAAAGTAAACACAGCACCATACCCAGTTAAACTTAATGTATATCTGGATGCAGTCTCCTTTACTAAGGCATATCAGAAACTAAAAGGGTGTGACCCTGACTTAGCAGATACCAATGGCATAACTACTTACAACGGTAATGTTGCTTTGATAGGGGTGTTCGCCGAGGACTTAGCAACCTTGGTTCATGAACTTAATCATTTCTGCTTATGGGTATTCGACTATATAGGTATGCCTGTTAATTCTGCAAATAGCGAAGCTTACTGCTATTACTACGATTACTTACTTAGCCAAATACTTGCGTCTAAGGAGTGGCACCAGTGATGGTAGAGGTAGGTAACGTTTATAACACCCGCATAGGTGCTGTGTTCCTAGTTACCGAAGTGGAGCATACCCAGGCAACGCTAATCAACATAAGAACCCACCAATTAAGTGTTTGCTCTGTTTATACAATAGAAACCCACTTTACCCTTATTGGCAAACCTTACAAATAGATAGGAACCATATGAGATTATATTACTTATCAGGTGCTGGTAACCTATACGTATCCCAGGGTATTAAGTGGACTTGGAATGTGGCTAACAATCCCAATGTTCCTGTCTATGTACACCCAGAGTTAGACTTCTACTGGATAGCAGGAGAATGCTTACTCAGAAACAAAACAATCAACCTAATCAAATTGGAACCAGGAAGCTTAGTCTCAGATGTATCCGGTCCATGTTACTTCTTAGCAGAACACGGTCATAAAGCAGAGCAATTGTTATATAGAACTAAATAGGAGGTCTATATGTATAACCTCCTAAATTTTTTTATGGGGATTATTTTGATAGCTATGTATGAGCTAGGGCCTTATAGATAGTTACTCTGCTAATTTTCTTAACCAAAAAGTAGCTTATCTATGTACGGCTGTAGTGTATTGGTGGGGCTACACCCCCCTACACTATGAGTACCCCCCCGGTACTTAGCTCTGTCATGTATGACCCTACCCCACCTTACACTGTACACGTTGCTCCGCAACCTATGGACATGTTGTCCATATCACTCAACCTTGGAGCTATACAATGACTACTACTGCATCTGTACGTATGACTGCTGGAACTTTACTCGGTACAGTAAATGAAGCAGCAACTACTGTAGCTGATACCTTTGGTACTGCTACTAAAGCTGTAGGTATGCTTAACCGTTATGTCACTAAGATGTCTGACAAACAGATTATCCGTGACAAATTAGAAATGCATGAATTCACCAGTAAGCTGGTAGAAGAAACAGCTATGCAAGAAGCTGTAAGACAGAAAACTATCCTGGAATTCTGCAAAGAT